CACTGGTCGCATCAAATGCTCCGTGATAACCAGTTACTAACTGTTTACTAGAACACTTAATCTGATATGTGGTCGCAGGAATGCTTACCTTTGGATATAACACGCATATAGAGCATTCCTTGATTGATAGACCAGTAAGATTCAGATTTTCGTCTGTTGTTGTGGTCGCTTCGTACAGTTTTTCGTATACAGGTTCTGCTACAGTTTCAGCGGGATTTTCTTCCACATCATTTCTGTAGTTAATCTGCACGAAATCTCTTCTGTCTGCCTGTGCTGTGAAATCGTTGCCGATTCTCTGCACATAGAGCATACCTGTGTTTCTGTCGATAGAAACGTAATTGATTAAATCCTGATGCAGAGTGTCCTGCTCGTTGTAAGTGTCAGAATAGTGCTGATAATGGAAATTATCGCATCCGATATTTAACTCCAACTGCTTAGGGTAATCCTGCAAGAAGCAGATTCCGTCTGCATGGGCATGCCCACACAGGTAGCATACGAATTCTGCGCCAGTATTTTTGCTTGCAAAATTTGCGGATACGTTAAGAGTGGTAACTACTCCTGCGGTCTGCTGATAGGTCTTGCTGATGCTTGTACCATCCTTGAATGCCTGCACAATGTCAGGAATAATATTATGGTCAACGATATACTGACCAGTATTTCTTCCTACTAAATATTCCGAATTAAATGGGTTGGTTACCTTCCCTCTGATATTAACAGGGTTGTGATGAGCGATTACAACACCGTAATCAGCAGGGCAAGTCATAAGGGCATTGATTAACCAATCAATCTGTGCCTGTGTATATGCACAATATCCTCTTCCTTTCGAAAGCGTACCGCTTCCGTTGTAGTCAGACTCAAAGTCGTGAAGAACGATAAAGCGAATAGCGGAATCTGCAAAATCCTTGTAATAGTAGCACTTGCCTGTCGGATGGCTTGTGGGATTCCATCCGCTCATATAAGGTTCAAAGCACTTTGCGTATAACTGAGCATCGGTACAAATTCCAGTACCACTTGTTCTGTTATTTCCTACATCGTGATTACCACTTGTAAGAAAGACAGGTGCGTTTGCACTGCTTAAATATCCTGCAAATGCTGTGAAATCATCAGCGAAGTTATCAGCATGGAAGTCACCAGTATGCACCATGAAGTTACAATGTGCTTTGCTATACAGATGGTTGAGAATTTCAACTGCATTCTGAGCATTTACAGAACCATGTGTATCTGAAATGTGCAAGAAGTTAAGAGGGACTTTTGTGCCAAGATAATCGTTCGATTTATAACCGATTTGTCTTGCCCTGTCTAACTGTTCTGCATACTTCTCTACTGTTGTAAGTGGTTCGTCATCTTCAGCACCACCAACACCATTATCCTCAATATCCTTAACCCTTAAAGAAAGAGAAGCAATACTGGATTCGTTCTTGGATGCTTTGGATTCAACCGCAGATACACGTCCCTCGATGCCATCTAACTGACTTTCACCTGCGACATACTGATACTTCTTTACCCATTCGGAACGAGTACCGCCACCTGTCGAAAATGTCAGTTCTTCATTCTTGGCAATATAGGCATTCGCAGGATTAGAAGTATTACCAGTAAATCGAACATAGGATAAATCATTTAATGATGATGTTGTGCTGATTTCGCACTTTGTAACCGAATTACCATCAAATGTTGGTGTTACATATGTGATTTCTGCACCATTGTAAATCTGTTTTAACTGAATGGATGCTTTCAGACTATGGTCTGCTTTATAAAATCCGATTGCAAGGCCATTCGAACCACTTACGTTGTCAGATACTCCTTTAAGGTTAAACACATCGCCTTTGTTAGCAGGAATGAAACCAGTCACCCAATCACCTGTCTGTTCAGTTTCAGCACCACTAGAATTTAATCTGTACCCTGTCTTATAGCCGAGTACCGCACCGCTTTCGTCTGTGGAGATGGGAATCTGATTGGTAAAGTTAGGAATGACAGTACCATCCTCAACGGTAATGGTTTCGTGCTGATACACCCAACCATTCATGACATACTTCTTAGAGGCGTCTGTCATCTGTGCGACAGAAGTTACAACAGTAAGGGATTCCGTGGCACTTCCACCACCCTGTACGTCTCCCCACTGCCATCCACCCGCACCATCTGCTATAGGAGATTGACCAGCAGTAGCCATGTTAGCATCAATAGCGTCAACCTCATATTCGACCGGGTTACCCTGCGAGTCGGGTACAATTATTTTCTTTAATTTTCTAGCCATAAATATAACCCTCCATTACAGGCTCTGAGTCCAATCGGAATCTGGAATGGTAATTCCACTGCCAAGAACAAAGTTAGGTGTAGCGCCATTAGTGATGGAAATATCACACGAACTGACAACCACGATCTTCTTGGCAGTACATCTAGTTTTCCATGCATCCCAACGATCCTTGGTCATTGTTATTTCGGTTGAACTCAAATATAACCCATACTTATACCGTGTGGTGAGCTCTGGGATTGTACTAGAAAGAACCAAGTCAGAATCAGTAACATATAGAAATACAGAATTATCCTGCGGTGTTGCTGACAGATCACTAACCGTAAGTGTGCCTTTAATACGCAGTTGCGAGCCATTTCCAATCGCTACCGCACTAGTATTACGATTCGTATTGGTGATAGTAAGTCCATCAATCGTACCAGAAACATTGGATAAGGACATGTCCCTAGCCTTCAGATTCTTAGCGAATAACCAGCACTGACTAAACGTAACCGAACAGTTCTTAAATGTAACGTTTCTGAAATGTGCACCACCAGACTCGAATTTGTATCCTAAGCTTCCGTTTGGTGTACCATTACAAATCGGTGGAAGGAATTCGATCTCTTTATCATCATCATATGCATTGATCTTGAAACGACCCGTGTAACAAGTCCATGCTTCTTCTTCTGGAATCACAGCCTGCAATTGTACGCCATCGACTATGGCTCTGAGATGGACGTTTGTATTAACAAGCAACTGCGTAGTAAAGGTATAAACACCGGCAGCTGTGATTCTTATACGAATGTCACCTTGCTTGTTAGCATACATTAATGCTTCATCAAGCGTTTTAAATGGCGTTTCAGCACGTAAACCATTTCCTGATTCTTCCACGGTGCCATTTACATAGAAAGCATAGTGCGATGCATAACTCATTCGTCCACCGGTCACAGAGTTTGCATGTGCCTTAGCCTCATCCAGAGCTTCCGATATCTCCTCCCGAAGGACTTCTACCATGTTATTGTCATCCGATTCATCGTCTGGATCTAATTCGCCGTATGACATGGTGATGGTATCTTCGCTTCCAACAACATTCACATTGGCGTGCTCATAGCATTCTTTTATACCATCGTGTATGTCTTGGCGCATGTCTTCTCCATATCGATCGGACATAATTCTATTTAAAATTGCATTAATGGCCATAAATATAACCTCTAAGATAGTAAGCCAGATTTAATCAGATCAATATTGCCTGAATTCTTCTTAGCTTTCTTATTGTTCTTAATAACAGTATTTGTTAAGCCACTGAAAGCCGTACCGAATGTATATGTACTTTCAGCTGGGTTTTCTAGGTTGTAATCCACGGCCGTCAATACAAAATATGTATCAATGCCATGCGGTTCGGAAATGATCCGGTATGAATATCCGACATAGAGTTCCTCAGTATCCACGTCAAGCAAATGCAAATCTACAGCCTTGATCGTGATTGTTATAGCTTGCTTGATTGCTTCTTTAAGCTCGCGTTTTCCGAGGGTGATTAGCGATTTCGCATCAGTAATATCATCCCATACGTGAGCTCTTTCGATTCTACCCCATAATCCAATACCGGTTTGGTTTTCGAGATAATCTTTTCCGTTGTTTTCTTTTTTGATGGTTCGGCGTTTATCGATCTTATTCTTCTCGCCCTCTTCCTCTACTGTGGTTGGCACAAGCCCTCCAAGAGGTATGATGACCGTATAAACATCAGCGGCATTAATGTATTCTTCTAGATCCAGAAGACTAACTCCGAATCTAATAACCTGTTTACCAACGCCACCTGGTTTTCTAGAATATGTAATCTTACCGTTTAATGCTTTGACATAACCGCCAATGCCATCTATTAATTGATTACTAAGGTTATCATAAGCCGACTCGTATTCCGAATTCTCAAACAAATATAACCATGTATCTTTATCGTCTAGTTTGATGTCCGTTCGCCAAACACTAAACCGTCGATTTTCACTAGCCGCGGAATTATGCTTCTTAATGAGATAATCGAACATCAGAGACGGCTTAATTTCATAACTATATGGTCGAATAACTGAATCATTCAGGAAAGACAATTCGCCTTCACAATATACGCGTTTAAGATTATAAAAATCGTTTGTCGTATCAAGTACTCGACCTTTCCACACAAGTCTGTATCCGATATCATCATCGGTGGTTTTAATCGTGATGGTTGTCGACAAACGTTTCAATGACGAATATAACCAATGCGTTTGCGCCAGTTTAAACTCTAATGATCCACCGGTATTTAACGCGATGTTTAATTTTGGTTCATGTATTGCATACTCAGGATCACTTAATCCGGTTTCCCAAATTAGCTTGCCGTCTGCATATATCGCAACGCGTCTACGAATGCCACCAAGTTTGATTTCTCCAGATACGTCTGATGAATCGACCGTAGATTTCTTATTGGCCGGTTTATCGGGCGTGGTGGTTTTTTTCTCCTTGTCTTCTGTTTTACTGGTTTTCTTTTTGCCAGTACCTTGCGTATCTTCAGACTTACGAACCTTGGTCGAATAATACGCAGCATACATGGCTTTACCGCGATCTCTAAGCTGATTAATCTTGTCCCTTTTTGTGCTGGGTTTAGCGTTCGGTCCAACTGATGCTGGTCGTTCATAATAAAGTAAAACAACTTCCGCTGCATAGGCTGGATTTGTTGTAGTCGTGCAAGTATCATATACTTTTTTGTAGTATGCCTGTTTGCACTCGCGAATGATATAGGCGCATTGCATTTCTAGATTGCCTATGCTTACGTGCCTATTTTTTGCAAAGTCATACAAACCGGCTTTACGACCACTAGAAGTCCACTGACACAGTCCATAACCGCCGCCACGATGCGAAAAAGTGTAACGAGAAATCACACCATTGTCCACATTGCGCGTATAGGTTTGTCTATATGATGAGCCTTGGCTCTGACAGCAAATAGGATCAAATGTAGACTCGCCCCATATACATGCGAGCATTCCAGCGGCACCGGCTTTGGTGAAACCATGTGTCGTTAAATAATTCCATATTAACCGTCCATTAGACGTATAGTATTTAGAACTCATAATGAAATGTGTCTCGCCCCTATTTTGACGGTTCCTTTACCGAAAAACTGAAGTGTGTTTGTCCCTTCTCTGAACTGGATCCAATCAGACTTATGTTTTCCGTCACTAAAGGTATGCTCTTTGTATTGAATATACTGCAGCTCTCCATTTTCATCTTCCCAGGTGCGAGATTGACGTATTCGCATCCCTTTGCCGTTAGAAGAATGAACTGTAATTGTCGGTATATAGATCATAGGACCCCAATCAAAAGTTACCGAAGCGTATTCTTTTACTTTAATTTTTCCCCAGTAATCGATTACTCCGGTATCAAAGTCAAATGGATCCCAAAGCCATTTCTCATCTGTAGCCCATTGTTGATACTTAAATGGATCGAGATGATAATCGATAGTAATTTTAGAGTGATTTATATCACAGCCATCATTATTCAGGTTTAATCGTCCATAGTAATACCACATGCGATCATCGCTAAGTGTTATTTCCATGGCACGTCCATGAATGTATTTGGCTATGTTTTGTTTAATAACCTCGAAAGGTTTAATGTCATTTAAGACATAGAATTCCCACGAACCCTCACGATTCCCGAAAACGGGGGAGCCAGTAAGTGCAGTTGTTAAGTCGAGCTGACCGCTGGCTCCAGGTACTGTCACGTATCTAGTAACTATTGGAGGATTAGCAACATATTGTTTTCCGACGGGGACAAGATGAAAATCTGTGTATGAATCTCGCGACCCAAATAAAAACGAATGGGCTTCAGGCCCAAGATCATAGTTCATCATTTTAATTTCCTCGCATTCGTCTAGCCACTCGCGTGCCGATACCTTGATCCACAACACCGACGATGGTGCCGCTATCAAGGACAACACGCATATTCATGATAGCAGATTCAAGTTTATCTATTCGCGATCCCATGCTATTAACAGCACGAACCACGTCTGAATTATCGAAGTCTTGTGCATCAATGGATGCCGAAATGGCATTGAGTCTATTGATCTGACCATTGCTGTAGTCTCCAAGTTGCATTGTCAGCATGTATGACCGTTGAGCCATCATGCCCTCTATCATATCAGCCCCATTTTGAATTCCAGAGAGATCCACAACAGGACGAATAACTGGATCACACTCAGCTATACCGTCAACCGCGGCGGCCATAAGCATAAGTGCTGTAAACAGTCCGCCTTCTAGTGACGAACCGAGATTAGTACCAGCTTCTTTGGCATCTTTAGACCGTTTCTCAATTTGTTTAACTAAACCGTCCACGGTATAATCGGCAAGTGGTCTCATCGCTTTGGCTGGAGATGCAATGATCATCTCGTTATTATAGCCTTCACGAATCTGCTCCGCCATAGTGGAACCGGCTTTGATAACTTTCTCTGAATTTTTCTTAATACCTTCGGAAAGCCCAAGAACCGTATTACTTCCTGCCGCTTCAAAACTTTCGTAAAGTCCATCCAGAATGCTAATCAAATTCCGTTTAACCTTGCGCATTTCAGCATATGCTAAAGGCGCGTAACTATGTACACCCATAGCGAACCTACGCATAGCATACATGCCATGACGTTGGAACCGGCTCTCTAACTTAATTAAATCAACTTCAAACTTAGAAATTACGGTTCTCATTTCTTGACCCGGTTTCGAGTTTGAAGCAATGGCATCCGAAAGGGCTGTGATTATTTGATCGCCGTATTTGGCAATCTTCTTTTTATCAACCTTAGTTAATTCGAATAGATCAACAACCGTGCCTCTAAATGCTCGCTTAACGTCTGGTGCACCTTCTTCAAGACCCTGAGCAACACCAAGGTCTATATTCATACCCAAATCCTCACCTCTAACGGATGGAGAATGAGTATCAGAAACGAGCTCCATAACATCAAAGCCTTCCGATATCATGTCGCCCATAGGCTTGGTTACCAAATCTTTATTGTCGAATACACCGCCGCCAACGCCAGCATCAATGTTTCCACCCAGTTCTGAGAATTTACTCATATCGAGATCTAATTTCAGAGCGTTTGGATCCATCATTCCATTAATAGTATCAGTCAGAGGATTCCCATTTTGAGTTACGGACTTAAGACCATCAATGAATGCCGTTCCGTTGGCAGCGCCAGCCGACTTCATGTCTTCAGCGTTTCGATTAGCTATATCGGTATAACTTGTGAACGTCTTTTCCATATTAGCGACGCCATTTTCAGTTACGCCCATATCATCTAATTCTTTACGCAGTTCTTCTTTAGTATCTTTTGCCCAAGCAACAACTTTATCGCCAATAACTGGGATACTGCCGAGAAGACCTTCGATTACGGAAATGGTTATTTCTATTATGGCTTCGCAAACGGATGTGATTGCTTTAACAACACCTTCGGAATGATGCCTGATATTATCACCTAATGCTAAGAAGAAATTAATAATGAGCGTAACGACTCGATCCACAATGGGGTTTATATACGTTGCTAACACATCGATGATCGCCAGAATTATCGTAACCAGTGACTCCGCAATAGAATATGCAGACGCAGCAATGGCATATACGGCCGCAGCTAACAATGCAGCAATAGCATCGCATACGTCTGGTGCAAGCGCTATAATCGCTTTACATAACTCTTTACCGAGAATTACAACAAGTCCAATGATTTCGCCAATCATCGCACCTAGTCCAGCTATGATAGCACCTAGGATCGCAAATAGGGCACCGACGATTGCAACACCGGCAACCGCCAGCACTCCAGCCAGCTTTACTATTGCCGGACTTAACAGCAACAGCGCTACCGACAAAGCTAATACGCCAATGCTGATTTTCAAGAATGCTGTTGTTAATCCTTTGATGGTCTGCATCCAATTCTGTAATGCTATGGCTGCAACAGCAAGTATTACGAAAGCGCCGGCTATTAATATCAATCCTTTTACAACGTCACCAAGCTTACATTGCGACAGCATTTGGATGGCAGGAGCTAAGATACGTAGAGCAATTGCAATAGCTATAATGGCCGTTGCTGCTCCAACACCCTTTACGCCGCCTCCCATGATCTTAACTGCAACTGCCATGGCAAGCATCATACCGGCAATTGCTGCCATCGCGGCAATTAACATGCCCATTTGCTTGTCGTCTTTAACTTTGCTTAAGACCTTCATCATGGCGACAATGGCGCCGATCACCAAATATAACGAAATACCCATTGCAAACAGCGCGGCTGCTGTTCCGGTCATCTGTTTTGGATCCATCAGCTTAAATGCAAGGGCAAATATCGCCATAATGCTAGCAATTACCGCAGCGGCTATGACTAAATTTTCCACAGACTCGCCTGTTTTATCAGCTCTTGCCTTTGCAATTATCTTAGCCATTAATGCTATGGCACCAACGATTGCAATTATAGCAACGCTCATAGCAACCATACCTATGCCTATGGATAACATATGTTTCGGATCGCCAATAATTTTAAGTGCCAGGCCCATAGCCGCAATGACAGCGATTATGGCTATAGTACCATTACGCATTTTCTCGGTGTCTTTAATACCGGCCAAAAGTGCAATAGCTTTAGCAATTTTAGAAATGCCATTGGCTACGCCGATAAAGCCAATACCAAAACCGACATTAACAACATCGCCATTCTTTTTAAGCCACCACGCCATGAGTGCTAAAGCAGCCATGATTGCGCCAACACCAATTAAACCTCTTGTGAGCTGACCTTGATCCAATTGGGCTAATGCCATAACGGCTTTGGCAATGATGAAGATACCGACAGCAAGGGTCGCCAAAGCTCTAGCGATTTTGCCCCAGTTGCTAGCCTTATATGATTTAATAAGATCGCTGATAGATGATGAAATATTAGAAAAGAATCCCAATCCGGGTGAGTCATCGTCATCTTTTCCTAAATTTTGTATGCTATCTTTGACCTTCATGAAGGCTAATATAACCGCGGCTAAAGTTATAATGGCTCTAATCGCTTTGTCTAATGCTTCCTGATCTATTAAGGAAAGAACAACTATAGAAGCAACGAGTATAGCGATAGATTTTGCTATGTCACTAAGTATTTCAGCCTTTATCTGAGACTGAACGGCTTTAAGCGTATCAGTTACGCCGCTGAGCATATCAGTAAAAGCACTCGCAATACCTTTTGTATTCTTTTTAAAGTTACGGAACATAATAAACAATTTAACAATCGAAGCACCCATTATCCCGTTAACGAGAATATCCGATATGGACTGGAGATCGCCTTTCTTGAATGCGTCTTTTATGTTCACAAAACTATTAACAAATGTATTCTTGAGCAGAGTAGCAATTCCTTCCCCTTGCTTTGCAATAACTTTAAACGCCTTGGAAAGGAACTCTTTGATTTTAGTGACCGCAGACTTTAGTGTGTCTGTGATCTTGAGTGTCTTCTTTGATTCTTCGCCTATGGAACCAATAGCCGCGCGGACATTGGTCAGTGAACCAAGTTTATCAGATTCGGTTTTTGCTACACGAAGATTTCGGATGAATTCGAAAAGTGCATCCGTTTTTCCACCTACGGCGTTAGAAGCAGCGTTGAATAATGTAGCTAATGCACCAGATACTGTTTCTATACCCTTCGCGATAGCACCGCCAGCAAAGCGAGCAAGCGGCTTGATTAATCGCAGGATGTTCTCTGCGGCGGCTTGTCCCTTATCCGATAAGGTTCCAAAATTAGCCAATGTTCTATGTATTCGAATACCGGTTGCATTTTTAAAAAAGTTTACAATCGAAGTAACAAGATTTCTGAATGCACCTTGTACAGCGAGTACAGCTTCACTGGTGTTGAAGAATGTTTTAATACTTTCTTTAAATCCGGAAATAGCTGAGCCGATTACTCCTACAAAACCACCCACGGCAGACGCTATTAGTTTAAAGCCCATGCCGACAACGGTCGTTGTATCTCCGATGGAAAGTAGTAATCCCATGAGGAAATCTAATGGTGCAGTAATAAAACTAGCGATGCCACTAATAACATCTTTGAAATACCAAAGTCTACTCGTAAGGAAGAATATAACCTCGGACGCAAATTGTGCGGCTTTGATAAACACCAGAATGCCGACCTTAACGAACTTTCCAAGCACGGTCGTAACCGCTTTAATGATGGTAAATATAACCTCGAAAGTTTTCTGGATGTTATCCTGATGCTCTTTGGACGATTTAAGCGTTCTCGTAAACAGACGTACTGCCTTTGTTGCTTCTTTAAGAACATAACCAATCTGATAATAAACCCGAAAACCCTTCTCATCAATTTCGGGAGGAAATACCATATTCCAAGCCTTGGAAATTGGTCTAGCAATTCTAACAATGGAATAATATAACCCACGTAATGCGCCAAGTAAATGCTTACGCCCATTTGCATCTGCCCACGCTTGGATTGCTCCATTTCTAGAATCGCTAAATACCTGGATGATCGCACCCAGTTTATTTGAAATTGCTGTGAATAGCTCAGTTGCTTGATCGAAGTCACCGATTAAGATAGACCAAGTTTGTGTCCATCCCGATTGCATTGCCTCTTTCAAAGTGTCAACCAATGCAGTAAACGTTCTTACTTTTGTTGCTGCATCCTGAGCGTTTCTAGCAAATGTAATGTCTTTTTCTACAGTTTCAGCGCCAAGTTCATTATACTCGCTAAGTCTAGCGATCATATCCTTGTAACCCTGCTCTTCCTGGCCGTTCGCGATAGCAACATTGAGAGCTTCTTCTTCCTGGCGCACACGAGCTTTGATTACTTCGTCGGATGCATTTGCGTATTCCTTCATACCACGAACAGAACGCTCAATGGCACCTTTCATGGTTGCTCGGTTGAGAGTTTCTGCTAACACCTCAGATGTAATCCAGCCGTTTTTTAATGATTCTCTAAAACTACCCTCGGCGTCGATGTACTGTTGAGCACCGGTACCGAGTTCTTCCGAAACTTCAATAAGTTTGTTCTGGAACAGTTTGCCACCCATACCAGCATTAACTACAGAGTTCCAGTCCTGCAGTTTTACAGTACCTGCCGCCAGAGCTTGGGAAAGCTGATACATGGCGGTAGACGCTTGCTGCGATGTTGAGCCAGACATGGCTGCCATATTAGCAATACCCTGAATGGCTCCGGCTGAGGTTTCAAGATCTACACCGGCAGCCGTAAAGGTACCAATGTTCTTGGTCATCTCAGTAAAGTTATAAATGGTTTTATCGGCGTATGTATTTAACTCCGCGAGAGTATCGTTTACTGCCTGCAAATGATCATCTCTGGAGATGCCTTCAAACGCTTCCTCGGTATTAGACATAATTGTCTGGATGGCTCCGATTTGCGTTTGGTATTCTTGTAAACCAGATTTAATTGGATCTATAGTGAAAGCCGAAACAAGTTTCTCACCAGCATTAACTGCTTTATTGGTAATGTTCTGCATTACCGTAAACGCCACAACATCTAATGCTTTAAACTTAGAAGCGACGGTTTCAGCCCCATTTTGAATTGGAGTCAGATCAACTTTAGATGCGCTGGCGGAAATATTACCAAATACATCTTTTACACGATCGAAATTAAGCGACGCTTTAAGCTTATCGAGCGTACCCAATGTGGTTTTGGATGCTTCCTCGAATTGCTTATTGTCGAACGTCATTTTAACTATTCGTTCATCAACTTCGCTCACTTACCGATCACCTCTTTCCATACACCATCCGCTGCTAACTGGTATACTGTTTTCATAGCGGGATGAATAAGGTTTAATCCCATTACAAAACCACCGGTCTTAGTAGCATGACCATATTCTAGTAAGATTATGACCGGAATACCATCTGCAAAATTGTCATTGGTCCAATAAATAATGGATTGATTGCCAGTTTTCTCAATCTTATAACCCCAAGCGTCCCTCGTTTTACCGGTTTTTACGGGGGTTGCCGCTTTCAGTTTATCTACGCCCATCTGCGCGATCTCTGGCAACTTTCTTAATGGATCAGAACGATTTAATCGCTTAAGGAAATCCTCAGTATACCGTTGATTCTTAGATTTGGTTTGTATACTAATCACAACAACCCTCCTTTCTAACCTTTGGTGTTATACTTCTTTAAACGTGCCGCATTAATACTATGATTCTGCCTAAGAATAGCTTTCTTTGACATTTGCTTGGGCGGCTTATTTTTAACGCTAAATACGTTTATTAAAGTTATTAATCGATTTAAGTGCCATTTTTCGCATTCCTTGGGGATGCCGTTTGCGAACATGGCGTAATAGATCACTTCGTTAGTCATAACATCGTGATTATGGCCACCTGGCATCTGCTTAATAACCGTAGCCGTGTGAGGATCCTCGATGTTATCTGTAATTTTCTTAATATCATCCGCCGTTAGCCGATCGAATACATCATCTTCTATGCCTGTATTCATACACATACATCTGATGTAATCGTGCATTTCGGCTGGAGTCTTATTTTCACGTGTTAGGAAAGCTTTATGGTGCTTGGCCTCCCATTTTGAAAGGGAAATGAGCGAATGTTCAAAAGAAAGCACCATAGCTTTGCCATAACGAAATTCTTGCTTTACCGGATCCCAGTATTCAGTTTCCGGTATTTGAATTTTAACCATTGATCATGACGGGACCCGTCGCATTGTCAAGTTTGACGTCAACAACCGCATTGATGAACGCAGCCATCTTCTCGGGTTCTCTTACGAACTCCATGAACATCTGATTAAATGCTGGCGTGTCGATGAACTCCTCGTACAGGTTGTGCCCATCAACTTTCTTCATGAAACGTCTACCATCTGGAGACTTAACACCATACGCTGCCGTGATGATCTTAATGAAAATATCCATAACCTCATTGGGCTTAGGAGATTTACTAAGCGCATCAAGGTAAGCAGACAGGCTGCCGCCATCGGGTGATGCTTCCATCATGGTTAATTCAGTCTCATTCAGATTAAACCAGAAAGTTTCGGTACGATCAATACCGTTAAAGTCCTTAAAAGTAATCGTTTTAGATACCATATTATTTCTCTCCTTTGAAAATATAATCAGGACATCAGAGTAATAACTTCATCGGGCAGAGGCATGCGAGGTGCTGCTGTAGCGCTGCCATAAAGGATCGCTTCAAGAGCCGTCAGTTTCTCCTTAGTAGCCTCTGTGGATTTAATAGTAAGATGAGATGTGGGCTTATGACCGGTTACGGGTACCGGTGTTGTCTCCAGTTCCCAGCTGAATGTAATCGGTTCGGGTGAATCGTTAATGGTACTATAATCTCTGGAAGAAGGAGAAACTGTAGCGTTATAAACAAGGTGGATTTCGTAACCATGGTCATCAAACTCTACATCATTACCGATCTCTGTTCTATAGCAGAAACCAAATGGCTTTCTTATCTGCTGACCAATATAAACACCGGTAGCTACAACAGCAGAGCCGTCATACTCAGCAAACTTAGGAGGATAAGTAAAAGCTTCAATGGTAGCACCATACTCTTCCGCGCCACGCAGATTCAGGTACTCGATATTGTCAGCCCACTGCTTATTGGAATCTGCACCGGAGGGGTTCTCATTAACGCCGGTAAGACCATTCCAAGCAACACCGTTGGTATATGTGCCATCGGCCTGTTTTTCATATACTACGCCTTTAGATACGCCAGTTTCATAAAGACGTTCGCCAACCTGATCCCATACAAGGGGAGCAAAATTATCGGGCATATTCGTACTCCTTAATAATAAAGACTAAACACATCGTGATTTAAATTGTCAGATGTGTAATGATTATCGGGTCTCGATTTTGGAAAATAATAGGCAATTTTCTCGACCAAATCTTCATCAGGGTTTTGAGAAATGCAGGTTATCTGATAGCTAGTTTGTACGTTATAAGGCCTATTATTTGCAAATCTAGCATCTCCTGACTTGCGTTTATACACAATACAGGGATACTTTAATTTCATACTTTCGGGCGGTTCGAAATATACGTCTCGACTGCCGAGTATGTCACATAATATTTCATGCAACTCAAGTCGTCTCCGCGTCTGAATCGTCATTGAACAAACCCCCTAAAGAAAGTCGTAACCTGGGATACTCAACGGTTACAGAAGTAACTTTCCATCGAGCTCCCAGGTATTCTACGAAACGTATGTTATTGAAATGTTCAAATGAAAAGGGGTCTGCCACTATGGAAATTTCGTTAGTGATCGTCACGTCATCATTTTGGTTTTGAGAACTAGACCAGTTATTACGAAAACTAAGCACATCGCCATCTAGTTCTTGTGTAACAAGTCGCGGCTTCCACACTCCCGGTGTCACTTCCTCGGTTATACCGAAACCGACCTTTCCATGCCATTTAGCCATGTGTTATACCCCCATTTTGATTTCAGCTAGCCTTTGTAAAGGTCATTGCACTGTAAGGAACTGTCAGGGCACCTGAGATACGGGTCTCGATCAGATACTTCATCTGGTTGTAATCGATATCGAAATCTTCGAACATGTCAATAGCGCCACCCTTATCTGCACCTACGTTGTAGTCAGCAAGATTAACGATAACGCCAAGCTGATCTTCCATAACAGGAACGGTAACGATTTCCTTTACACGCAGAACGGTTGCCAGCTCTGCTTCAGACTTGTACAGGGTGTGACCATCATTATCCTCAAGAAGCAGCATCTCGCAAAGGAGATCTTCCTGGCAGTACAGAGTGGGGCTACCAGAACCTCTGTAATCCTTACGTGCACGGATAGCAGCTTTGATGAAAGGCTTAGCAAGAGCAGCCATATCATTGTCGAAAGTACCGGTTGCTGCTGTAACGCTGATCTTAATGTTATACAGGTCAGCATCCTTAACAACAGGACGTACATGATCTTCATGGATCTTGTCATCATCAGATGCCAGGCGACCATCACCGATCAGGATCGCACGAGCGATTTCCTCATCGAGCATCATACGCATCTCGGCCTTAATCCATGCGACAACATCGAAATCGGTAATATCGATGACATCATCACGATCCATCTTCTGCTTCTTGTAGATGGTCTGAGGATCGGTTGCTCTCTTAAGCAGGGAGAACATCTCTTCCTTCTTCAGTTTACCCTTCATATAACCTCTAGCACGAGCCTCGTCCTCGGTAATGTTAGCGTGACGGGACTTGATCCTGCTGAAAGGAGAATGATGAACAGAGCCCATAACCTTAGAAACCCAGCCGGTGTCTCTCTTGATGAATGTGGGCGGTGTGTCAAGATCGTGGTAATCGGGGAACAGGAAGTCGATATTCTCAATACCGTATTCTTCTGCATGCTGGAGGAAGCTATCCTTCAGGGAACCGAAACGCTTGCCATCCTCAATGATCGCAGTCATAGCGTCATGGCTCAGGGTTTCTTCATCGTAATCGTTACCTTCAAATACATTGTAATTCATACTCATTGCATTTTCTCCTTCGTAATCTGAATGCTCGACTTCTTCGTCGTCATCCTCATCATCTCCTGCCTGAGCGTCTTCAATTCCTTTTTGCAGGAGGAAATAAAATACTTTCTTCTTTTCTTCATCCATGGCATCGATAACGTCCTGAATGGTTTCTCCATCGCTACTGTTATCAGATTCCGCATGTGATACTTCGCCTTCATTGGCGCCTTCGTCACTGCCACCGTCGATAGCCATGGCGATCATATATGCTAAGACCTTCTTTTCTTTATCAGTAAATGTCTTAAATACGTCTGCTACGGTCTTTTCTTTATCGGCATGTGAAAGGGATTTATTGTTTGCCATTTCATTTTCCTCATATCTTTCACCGGCTCTCGGATTCAGGGGCAAACCAGTGAAAATGGTTGCTTCTTCTTCAACTTCGCTGAATCCGTCTGCGTGTTCGATAATCGGATTCATGATTACTGCACCAGGATTAGCCCCCGCGATAACAAGACTCACTTCCCTAATGTTTCCATGAACTACGTCTCCGCCGTTCTGACGAAGTTGATTAGCGTGGATTGAAAGTGCATCAATATCACCATGTTCTACCAGTTCTTTTGCATGCTGTCCCATGGGCGTCCCGTTGAAGGAACCGTATGCATATACGCCTTCGGGTCTGTTTTCAAGAACTGCGTATCCGAGGACATTGTCTGGAGAATTGTGCTGGTGGGACCATACTAACGGAACTTTCTGGCCATCATTAGCCTTGAAAGCACCAGCTCTGATTGTTCTTCCGTCAGAACAGCGAATGTCATTCTTCGTTGCCCAACCGGAAAAGTCATACTTTACTCCCATTTTGATTACTCCTCATATCCTTCTTCATAACCTTCTTCATAACCTTCTTCGGGAACTTCTTCGTATCCTTCTTCAGGAGGCACTTCTTGGTTAAGATTCTTATTACGTAACTCATCAGCATTAGGATCGTCTGCAGGCTTAAGGCCAACGATCTGTCTGATTTCATTACTTGTCATAATTTCATTACGTGTGAATCTATCAGCAATATCAGCCAAATTATTAATAGGAACGAGCTTGAACGGATCTTTAATATAAAGAATAGCCTGTCCTCGCGTTCTAGCATTAGCCGTAATAAACTTGCGAGTAAATTCATCTGTAACTGCTGACACAATTGGCTCAATGGTTGAGTTATTATAGTTAAGCATCGTTGTCTCGTCGGCAGTTCCGTCGAATACAGTCTTAGGGATACCAAGCTGGCTATATAATGTCTCAGTTAGATCGGTAATCTGTTTCAATAGGTTGTTTTCGAGGGAACGATTCAGCTGCGTAATTCGCTCTGTACCATCTGTGTAGGCAATGCCATAACGGCTGCCTGCCAATTGCATCTCTATATCCTTACGTCGATTTTCAGCCTGTTGCCTTCTGGCTTCTGTTTTAATGACGTACGGTAACTGAATAATCAAATCGAGTTTTCCAGCCGCTGTTTGTTCATCAATCGAATCTAGCATGGCTAGTTTTCTCATAAGCCGTCTGAGCGTTGAGTTCGGTTCGTTCATAACGGCATAGAATGGATTCTCTATGATAGCAACCGTGTTTTTTGCAACGATTATCTCCTCGTGCTTGCCGGTTCGCTCATTGTATAAACGCACGCGTACGTGCAGCGGGAACCATTCTAATATTTTTCCTACGCGCATGGCGTAAATATCATAGCTACTAGTCTGATATGGGTTGTTTGAACAGTCCGTTGGAACAATACAAATAACACCCTCATCGAGTAGCGACATAAATATGTTTTGTCTAAATGCTCTGCCCGTCTGATCCAGATTAGCCGAAACGTTTAAACAATCATTAATGCCGGAATCTACCTCTCCAGTATAGTGTCGATTCTCATCTACCGTGGCGTGTATAATGCTGGCCGTAGCACAATCGATCGCTATGCGTGTTAGGATGCCTGCAACGATGGATCGCTCATTCCCACGCTTATATCGCACGCGATCCGGACGGATTGAAGAAATATAACCACCGCCGTAGGAATAGTCTTCTTTAATTGTTTTAGTTGGATCACGGCCAATAAAGGCATTCCACCCATTACGAAAATTATCAATTATGCTCATTTGCTTTAACGTTTCCTATTTGATCTACGGAACTGTCCGTCTTTCCTACGAACACGCTTTCTTTCTATGGCTGCTTTGGTACCACGAATTGCTTTTTGTACGATGGCCGGATTAACAGACTTAGGCTTTAATTTGACCATACCAGATTTCTGTATGGTTGGCGTTGTTCTATGACCGGAATCAGTCGAAGCACCCTGTCTGCTCAGTTTAGCCCCATTTCTAGAGCTAACCTTATTACGCCATCTTGTAAGAGATCGCATATTCTCACGCTGGGTCATGCGACGAAGCCCGCCGCCATTACCTCTAGAATCACTTACGTCGCGTCTATATGCGGACCCGGCCGATTCTCGTACCGAACGTTCATGTCGCCTAGCGGCGCTTGCCTCAGAACCATAACCCTTGCGGACATCATTAACCGCGGAGTTAATCCGGTTATGGCTGGACATAACGCGTTTACGCTCGACACCAGTCGGCGATTTAGCACGCAGACGTTTAATTGCAGATACGGAACCGGAGCCTACTCTGTGCCCAGTAACCCCACGCTTAGCGACCTTAATACCAACTCCTGGGCCGACTTTTTTTCGTCTAGACAGGGGGCGATTAGCGGTTTCATACTCGTATTGCCACCTGCCATTTACAAATTTTCTACTAATATATTTAGGCATTTTATCGCTTATTCCTTCTCATGCGCCGCAGTTCTTGCTGATAATATTGATTTCTTCCATTACGCTTTAAGCGCGCTTCTTCAGCGTCTCGTTTATTAGCCCAGTCATTAAACCGATTAGCTAAATCGTACCACTTGCGCTTCTTAGTTTTGGACGCTTTTTTCTGTAAGGTTTTGTAATTTTTCTCAGCGTCATCAACCTCGGCTTTTAAACGTTTAAGATATGCGTCCTCGGCTGCTTTCGCTTTTTGAGCGGTGCGCACAGCTACTTTATATGCGTGCTTGCTAGTATTCCTATTGCGCCAAGCATCGTTTGATTTTCGTCTGGCATCATCTGCTTTTTTACGCATGTGTGCCGTCCATAAATTACTAGATGACTTAACATACTGCGGCTTAGTCCACTGGCGCTTTCCTTGTTTATCGGTAACGTAATTACCTTCGCGTTTATTAACTTTGTAATCAGATTTTGTTTTATTTATGCCAAATCTAACAACAGCTTTTGCGCGTTTATAAAGGTAATTCCATCGACCGTTTTTCCATGTTTTACTAATGTATTTAAAACCACTCATAATCTCTTAACCACCGGTGCCGGGCGCTGTTCAACGATCTCATATCCGCGACTCTGCCCGTTTTCATCAACATCATGAAGCTTAAAGCCCCCAATGGTTTCGCGCGTGCTTGCTAAAAAGTTAACGAATGGAGATACCTCTCCAGTATTCTTATCAACCAAGGCTGGAATTTCTAATGCCGGTTTTTTAGTATCTTTATACGCCAATGAAATCACATAATGATCGTCATACTCAGCGCATGAAAGTACAATATAACCCGGCTTACGCTTTAACACTAATGCGCATGCTTCATTAACATCAATCATCTTTACCCCCCTTATCAACAACGCAGTCCAAAGCTTTTTCTTCGAAATCTAAGTTATCGAGACGGGCGTATTCACACGTAACTATTTTAGGCATTAATTCCTCTAACGTAAATGTTTGCCCAGACTGAGCACAGCGAACAATTACATCCCCGTTTTGAATTTCGAAATGCATGGAATGCCTGCCAGCGCCACCGGCCATATAAGGATTCCAGCTAACAGAAATATCGCCACGTGAACCCTCAGGCATTTTAAGCATTTTCTGACGTAACTTTTGTGCTTGCTTAGCCCATCGTGTCGTATCGCCGGTTCTATAATATTCCGTTGTTGCTGCGGCGGCCTCTTCCGGATCACAAATTTCAGTGTTATGATCAAACTCAGGATCTGGCTCATACCATTGATTAAGATCATCAGTACTGCCGCCTTGCATACGACCGCTTGCTTCTACTTCATAACCGCGACAACGCATTTCATATGCTGTTGTACAAAACTGGCAATTGTGATCATACCCGGTTTCTTTCATAAACCTAGGATTTGTGGCTTTTAAATTTTCTTCTCTAGATTTCGGAGGGTTTTGTTTAGGAATATCATCTAAAGATTTAAAACGTTTACGTTTATTGATCTTGAATTCGGCGTACTTATTTTTGAGGACTTCTGCACCTTTTAGTAAAAGAGCAATGCCAACACCAACGGTAATCGTAGTGAGTATGCCATCACATTTTTGTTTACCTTTTAATGCCGCTGCAGATACCTCTTTAGAATTAACGGGCTTATGTCCAAATTTATTAGCTACTTTGGCGACAACTTTTTTGGTTTTAGCAATCGCTTTTTCGCTAATGTTTTTAACTAAATTTCCGGCAGCGCGTTTAAACGCTGATGCGGATTTCTTAATAGTTTTGGTCGCATTTGTAACCTGCTTGTTTACGGTACGCGATACACTATTAATTTGTTTTCCAACGGAACGAGCCGCATTGTTAACTTGTTTGGACACATTCATTCGTACCTTTGAAAAAGCTTGCTTGGCACGAGCGAAAATCGATGGCTTCTTCTGAGCTGGTTTACTTCCATTCTTCCAGGCTTCCCATGCCGAGCGAGAATAAAAATATCGCCATGATTTTCCAACCATTTCACGCTTAAAATATTTGTGCTTTTCCGATTCTTTAGCTTTTCGGTTGAAGAACGGAAAACTAAAATGGCTAAGCGCTTCATCGGTAAAATTTATTCCATAATAATGTTTATCCATTTTGTTTAGTTGCTCTCTTATCTACTGTAACAGCGCCTGTATATGTATAGTACGTACCGTTTGATACTCGCTGATAGTATGATTTAAAAGTTACACCTTTGGCTTCGGCGTTTTTAAGTATCGCTAGTGCTTGCACACGTGACTCTTGTGAGTCTACTTCTAAACCGTTTATCGTAGCCTTGTATTTAGACGCTTTATTCATAATTTTGTTAATCTTTGCGTCTAACTTCGCGGCTTTTTTATCCTTACCAAGCTCTTGGTATTTATTTTGTTTACTGCGCATCTTGTCCGCCTTAGCCGTTAAGCGACCGGTTGCAATTTTGTATGGCTGCGCATCAAGATAATTTCGAGTGGCTTTTTCTTCAAGTTTGTTTATTTGCTTCGCCGTCTGTTTACCGTATCTAATTTTTCCGGCCGGAGTTAATGTACCGTCCTCATTTTGATAGCGGCGCCGGCCCCATTTCATGCCTTTAATGCCGGAATGATAAAATTCATCATATCTCATATCTTCTTAGTAATCTTTTTGGTATCAGTAAAGACGTTAGAACCAAATTCATAATAATTAGAATATGCAGCATCACCGCTAACGCTATTGTTTTCTCGCATTATGTTATAGGTTTTATTTTTACCATATACGGTTAAGCATTCTTTTATTTGCTTAACTCCAGTATCTATATGATTACGAGCCTCGTGTACATAATGGTAATCATAATTACCCAAGGCATCCATAACGTATTTTGCCGCAGCTTCTCCGCCTTCTTGCATGGCTAATTTGTGAGCTTTTGATGATATGCGATTTATTTCTCTTTGATGCTTTTCCACCAATTCTGTGGAACGCGCCGTTCTTTGATCATCGTCTTTTGTCGAGTTAAAACGTCTTTGATCTTCAAGCTCCGTTTCTGTTACATCGAGTTTACCTTTATCCAGATAATGCATTTTACTATACGTAACACGATTATTATTTACTTTTTTGCTAAACTCGGTTGCCTTTTCATCCCAATCATCGCCGTATCCATGCGGATTGGAACGCGCATATTTCTCATATTTTTTTCTGCTTTTTCGATACTCAGGATCGTTATCATATCGTAAACGATTCGTAGAGTCTAAATAATATTGACGTCTCTTCTTACCCAATAAGGTCCGCGAACCATCTTTGTTTTGAAAACGTCGAATGCCCCACTTTTGGCCCTTAATGCCGTGATGGGATAATTCAGCCCCATAGGTAACTATACCATAATAATTGTTTTTATTCATGTTAATCTTTCTTTTTTAAAAATGATACGCAGCCGCTATCGAAGTATTCAAGGCATAATTGGAGGCTGCCATTGCATGATCCATAGCGTGAATAGCAGAAGCAGAAGAAATGGAAGCAGCATAACGCGCCATATCATTATGTTGTTCAATTGATTGGGCGGCTAAATGTGCATTGGCAGCATCTGCATTGGTTATTGGCGTGGCCGACATATATCTACCAACGGAAACACTTCCATCTTTATTTTTAACTATAAGATTCATGTTCTTATCAAGCGAAATATCATCGACGTTTTTCAGTCCGTTTAATTTAGCCGATTCTTTTAATGCTCGGTTGGCCAACAGCAACGTGAGTTTATTAGGTTTAAAGAATTTTTATATTTCGCGCTCAGCCCGTTTCTTGCCCAACGGCGTCAAAGTACCATCTTTATTTCGGTACCGACGTATACCCCATTTCTGGCCTTTAATACCATGATGGTAAAGTTCGTTATTCATAAGCATCTCGGTTTAATTTATAAGCTACAAAGGCGTCAAGCATTGCTGCGACATTATCGATCTTAGCTTCTCGACGCTCTTTAAGCAGTTTCTTGTTATTGTTAGTATCTTTCATGACAATACAGTTACCCATGCAGAACATCATAAGACTCTCATCAAATATGAGCATGCGTTCTTCAGCAAGTTTCTTTAACTCGCCAAGCGGTACAGACTCTGTACGGGCACCCTGTATTATTTTTTCGACACCAAATGGTCCATTCTCCTGGCACCAGCGTTCTACGAAATCTTTAGCATTATACGGATCGTATCCGAAACTACGTACGTCATAGCCAACCGAATTGATGAAGTTATCTAGGTCTTCATATACTTCAATCATGTCCAGAATTGTTCCGGGCATAACAATAAGACTGCCTTCCCGTACGAACTCGTCGTACTTTTGCTTGGCAGCCATCTGCAATTTCATCATCGTTAATTCAGTTACATAGCTTCTAACTTTCACGCCAAAGCTTCCATCAGCAAGTGGGAAAAGAAAAGTGAATGCACAGAAGTCATCGCCTTGCGATAAGTCTGCGCCCATAGAACATGGCATTTGCCAGAATGAATGTCGTGGATGTGGAAGCGTTTCTTCATATGTAAAGTAATACGTATAACCTTCCATTGGAATGCCGAAACGTTTAGCAAGCGTATCGTTTCTAGTTGCTGGGGCTTTTTCTGCTCTTTCAACATCCAGCTGATACGTTTCATACGTTACGGTCTTTCCTAAATTGGGATTGGCTTTTAGCCAGGTCGCCGGATCGGCAACTTCAGAAATATCATCAAGCTTATACCAAAAGATAGATACGTGCAGATTCTCGTATTCGCCTTTTAGTATGTCGGTTAACTCCATTTTGATTGTATCGCCAACGCCATTTCGGACAGTACCCTCGGACGAAGCCGCAATGACTAGGTAGTCATCCATTTTGGATGCACCCTGCTCAATTGCACCTATTACATCTTCCCTGGTGTCACCCGAAAGCCATTCGTCAACAGTGGCAACTCTCGGCCTTAAACCCTGAAGTTTGTCTATGCTCATGGGTCTAATCTCAAGTAGCGATCCGGTTAAGAAATTCTCTATACCCTTTTTGGTTGAAGCTAATTTTGTACGATTCGCTTTTGAGCCCGTTGTATTCTGCAGACTGCCTTCCGTTAAGAAAGAGAATAGCGGTCCGCGGGCGCGTGTTATGGATGTACGAATCGGTGACATAACTTCATCTGCTTGCTTCATGGTTGGAGCTGTTGTAATCTGATGTGTTGTGCGCGTGTCTACATTCAAGCAATAACTTTGCATGCAACTTAAGTACATGGATTTGGCTGCGCCACGAGCGACGATTAAGTATTGTTTATTAATAAGGCGCTTCACTATAACCTTAAGTACATAGCTTCCGCCCTTACCAGATGGATTCGGCTGATAGACACTTCGCTCTACAAAGTAATACCAACCAAATACTTGCTCGCCCCAAAGTTTGAACGAATCTAGCAAATGTAGGTCGGAACCATCAGTTAAGGTAAGTTCCTCTTCGCAATAGCGTATCCATCCTTCCACTTTAGAAGCGTTATAAAATACGCCGGGATTTTCTATGAGCCGATCAATGCGGTTCATCTCCCAAGATATTTCCTGATTAACTGGTATCTCTCCACGAATAACCGCATCTCGAAATTCGCCATAGTATTTTGGAACGGCTCTATTATCTAGATCATCCCATTTCATAATTAATCATCCGGATACCAGAACATGGAGCTTTTTGTATAAAGATCATCGTAATCGATATCATCGACCTTAGTATTGGCGTGCTTTTTAGCAGTCTTTTGCACTCTCTTGGTATCGGTTTTAGTCATGTATTTTGCTGCTGCTTGAGGATTAAGCGCCATACCCGCATTTTGAATCGGATTGGATTCCTTCAAACCACTTGCTGCTGTTTTAAGTGTGCTGCCGGTTGCCTTAGCGGCATTTTTTACTTTATCACCAAAACCACCTTTTTTCTTATTTAAATAATTAGTGGCATCGGCAATAAGAGCATCTTGCTCTTCTTTAGTCAAATCAGTTTTTTTGTCTTTTTTATCGTTGCTGTCATCGTTTTTTTCTTTTTTCTTTTTCTTTTCATCGCCTTTGCCCATGATAGAATCCAAAGACTTCTTAAATGTGGCCGATGACTTTGCGATGCTGCTAATTGTTCCGGCGGTTTTAGCCACTTTTTCAAGGGCTTCTTGGGCCTGTTCATACTTTGTAGGCGGGTATTCCTGAAGTGACTCCAAACGTTTTAACGTATTAATACGATCGATAGCCGAGTTTAATTCCTGCGTAGAAAGTTCATGTGACCACGCTTTAACCTGTGCGGCATCGCCAGAATTGATAGCCGCTTTTTTCGCACGATCATATGATTCGTCTGAATCGAAATCATCTCTCGAATAACGTTCTTTACCGGCGGGTGTTAGTGAGCCATCTTGGTTCTGAAATCTTCGCCTCCCCCACTTTTGGCCGAGGATACCATGATGTTCAAGGTAATCGGCGTCGTATGTTAATCCATAATAATGTCTTTCTTCGATCATCATTACTCTCCTAATTGAGACGGGTCAACGGCGACATTCAATCGCCATTCCAGTTCTGTAATATTCTTTTCTAATGCGTTAGCATGCGCTGATGCCTGCGGCGGATCGAACAGCATTCTCACTTTAGACCCAACATACGTCTTGACGCCGCCAACATCTGTAAAACTGCCAACGAGATCATCCCAGTCATCATCAGCACTGGTAACTGTAAAATTGGGAACGCCTACGCCTAACTGATTCAGGGTCATGATCGCCGTATTAATATGCATAATTAAAACGTCATCGAAGTGCGTGTATTCAGGCGTAATCCCGCATTGCTTTTTCACATCTTGTAAAATGCTACTCATTATAGTCTCCATGGACACGTGTCATTAGCCGCGCGTTCTGCAGGTGTGCCGGGCAATGCTCCACGACCGAAATGGATCTGATTGTGGAGGTCATAGCAAACACACACTAAATTCTCAGGGTCAAATATAACGTCACGGTGCTGCTCAAAGTCTTCAATGGTAATTGGATTTAAATGGTGAAGGATTACCTTCCCAAATATCGGATAGTCAGGGTGTGCAAGATTACAGTTATTGTCTCTCACAATCAAATGGTTGCGTAACTGCTTCCATTCGGTTGAAGAATATAGCTGTTGATTAATCCAACGCATCTGCCCAAATGTATCGTTGCCAATTACCCCGTCTAAAACGCGTACGTAGTTGTAACGCTCTTCAAATGTCGGCAAAGATATAAGCTCACTGTATGTCCTCTTCATCATTAATACCGTTATAAGACTTCATAGCCTTAATTGCTTCTTGATACATGGCTTCTGTATTCTTAGCAGTTGCTAGCGCATCGACTTTGGCATCAACAAGCTTCATCTGCTTATCAGAAAGTTCCAATTCTCGTTCTCGTTCTGGTAAACCGAGCTTAGCAGCAAATATGAGCTCCTGTCCAGAAGCCTCATTGCGCTCTATACGGTCCCAGATACGGTCTAGGGCTGCTTGTGATATACCCTTTGCATACCCTTCATCCGTAGTTGGACGAGGCATATGTACTGTATTAATATCGTTTGTAGTTCTTCTTGCCATCTTTAATGCACCTTTCTTAGTGGTTTAGTCGCATTTTCAAAGACCCCAAAACGCCAGCAGATGTGTATGACTTTCAAAGGAGAGAACTCATATGGCAAGAAACGGAACATAGGGGGATTAAAAGCGCTGGGGCCCTTGAAAATATAACCAAAAACCTACCCCCGGGGAAAATATCAAGAGGGCCGGCGAAAAAGGAGGGGGGTCAATTTTGCGAACCCCCCCCACAGTATAGGAGGTGTGGTAGAGGGTGGGGCCTATAATTTGATAGGCTCCTTATCCTCATCTAAAAGATAGTAAACGCCTAAAACATCAGTATCGAGCAGTAGCTGAATAGCTTGGTCTATCTCCGCCTCGTTAACGGGGTCGGGTAGCTGCGTCGATGTTGCTGACATTCGCGCAAGCCTTTCATATGTTCGATAACCAAGCACATGAACATCGTAATTATACCAATTATCGAAGTCTTTGTGCGGATTGATTGGATTATCGATTGTAGTAATTAATGAACTCATTCGCTATTCATCGCCTTCTTTAGAATCAACCTTATCTAATACTTTTGTTACATCATTAGGACTCATGCCAACCGCACTAGCAATCTCTGCTATTGTATAGCCTGACTTCCTAAACTTCTTAATCAATGATACACGTGCTGCTGGTACAGTAGTTTTAGTTCTAGGAGTAGCACGTTCTTTGACCTTATCTAGATCTGCATACTTGAGAATTGTTGTAATAGCATTACTAGAAAGGGCACCTTTTTGTATAGCTTCCCACTCACGATCTGTGATATCGATCTCTGAAGCATTATCGCCGTATTCTTCATGATACTGGCGTTGGTATGCTTTTCGAGCAGCTTGTATAGCTTGTCCTTGTAACTTTTTCTTATGTTCATAATCTAAATCTGGATTTTCATCTAACTTAGCCTGAACCGTCTTATTAGCAAGGATCTGTGCTTGTCTTTCTATAGGCGCTTTTGCTTGTGCCCTTTTAATTTTCTCTTGAAGAGAAGCTACTTCAGCAGCATATTCTTCTTTAGCTTCTTTGTTGTATCTAGAAGCGGGAGTATTTAAATACTCTTTACGGGCCTCATTTGCTAATGCTTTACATTTGTTTGCATAATCAGCATAAATGCCTTCGATTACATAGCCTGGGTGTTCTTTAGATCCACCACTAGTTAAAGTGTATGCATCTTTGGTGTTCTCCATACGGGTAATCTGTTCCTGTTTGGTTACTTCTTCCCATTCTGTAATGTTACCATCGGCATCACGCTTTTTGGGTTTCCAACCTTTACTATTCTGTGCGGGTCTTTCGATCTTCTCACCGGTTTCGGGATTAGTATTGAACTTATTTATTCCGGTTCTCGGTTGTCTAAGATCTACATAAACGGGATTCTTAGCACGAGAAATGATTGTGGATACGCCACCTTCAGGCTGGTATCTAGCCTTGAGTTCATTAATACCCATCTCCGCATATGCACGCTTCCAATCAAGCTTATGCTTCTCAGCGTCAATGATTACCATCGAACACTTAACAGCACGCTCTAATTCTTTTTCGGATGCGCCTTTGATAGTCATGTCTGTGATGAGATTAGTAACAACGCCCATTTCTCTACCTTTTTGTTTCTTGGACATTGTTTCATGATCAACAGCATATTCTTTTGTATCAAAATCTACTAAACCAGGTAATGGTCTAGTTGATTTAATACGTACCGTGTTTGACAGCGGAATGGTAATTGCTGTATCACCATCGAAATCAGCACCAGATAACTGAGCTGCAGTTTTGGCGCCAATACCAATAGCATCTTTAGCGTCAGTACCAATACATGCTTTTGCTTCTTTATTGTTATTATTAACGGTTACAATTGGGATTTCGAAAGTTCCTCCATGAGGATATCTAACTAATGCCAATTGTGTTCCGTTTTCATAACGAGAACAATAACATTCTCCTTCTTTCATTGAATTAATTGGAAGAAGGACATTTGTGGATTGTCCAGGAAACGCAGCTGCCTTAAGAGAGATTGCAGCACCATCCGCATTATCTGCATATGCTTCTAGAAGACGTTTCTTAACTTCAGGGTTTGTTAATCTACAAATCTCATCATATTCGTCTTTCTTTTGCGCAAAGGCAAGGTCTAACTGACGTTTAGCTAATGCGGGTGCTTGCTTTGACAGAAATTGAGAAGCTAAGTTCTTAGACCAGTTATTCCAATCTCCTTCTTCATTAACGATATTAAGTGGAGAAAGTTGTTCTTCGCCATTAGCATCTTTATATTTTTTCTGTGTAATAACAGCGCCAAATGGATTATCCTTGTCGGCCTTCATGTTCTTAAGAACACTATTCTCATTGTCTTCACCACACAATGGCGTACCACGCTTCTTATTGGAATTGACAACAATATCATAGCCCTCTGGGATGTTATCTGAATATATTGCCATGCCTTTGGCATAGTGTGTTGAATCTACACCAATTCGAACCTGTGCATAATTGGCATTGCCTAATGACAGATCTTCGACGTTACGTCTAAGCTCAATAACGCCATCCTTATCTGCACCGCCATCTTCTTTATAACGAACATAGATTCTTGAAGAATCTACGCTCTTAATGTCTTCGATACCAAGTCTAGCAAAACCATCAGAATCAATAGTTTTTGTGCCAATTGCCTTAATATCAAATCGGTTTTCTTTAAGTTCCTGATATGTACAGTCCTCAGGCGTGAGAACTTTGATTGTAGTTTTGAATTTAGTTCCCATCTGATCAACCTGAACGTTCTGGGCTCTATAGCCCTGTTCTTCAAGCTGTGCAACGGCAACTTTCATCCTCGAGTCTGTGATGTTCTCACCTAATGCTCTAGATAATGCTATTTCAGATCCAGGACCAATATCAACATATCGTTCCTTGTCTACATACTCTTTAAGGGCATCAGCAACTCTTTGATTCTTCTCCGTCTTTGCCAGTTCTCCCGGTTTAAGCCAAGAACGAATCGTTGACTCGGACTCGCCCATCATCTCTGCAATCTTTGTATTAGGATATCCATGATCTTTAAGATGCTGAGCACGAGTCACATTTTCTTTCTTTTGCTCGTTGCGGCCAATAGATACTAAAGCACGCAACTTAGTTACCGAGATACCCCAACCGTCGGCGATCTCTTTTTGAGACATACCGGCTTTAGTCAATTCTTGATAACGTCGATAGAAGTTCTTATTTCTTTGTGGATTCTTGCCAGATCCCCATGGATACCGACCAGAATGCCGAGGTGTACCATAATGATACAATTCGTTAGACACGTCCATTAGTCTGCTTCCTCATCCCATTTAGTAAAGTAACTGGATGCTTGCACAATCCAATCCATCAGTTCTAATATGTGACCGATATCTGCTTTCACTTGTTCTTTGTCATCGTACTGATAAATTGTTAACAAAATATCAATTTCAAGCGGTGACACTTTATGTTCTAGACAAAAAAGCGCAGCGTAAACTTCTAGCTGCGTAAACTTAGTTCCGGACTGACCGGTTTTTAGATCTGAGATTCTTAATAAAGAACCATTAAATGCAATTGCATCCGTTGTACCAAAGCAATTAGGTCCATAGTACAGCAATTGTTCGGGACGCATACGATATCCAACACAGTCATTAACATAAAGATTTAAAGTTTTGCTCGACTTAGGCAAACGCTGACCGCGTTGTATGCATAACGATGCAAACTCATGATCTTTAGTACCTCGTTCGGCCGCTTTTAACCGTTCCCATTTGTTCCTTAAATATTCTAAGTCGCCAAGACGGTTCGCCCATGCATATTGCGATGGACTTAGCGGCGCATGTGCACCTTTTTGCACATACCTTCTGTGTTCATCCCAATTGATCGAAATATCTTTTGAGCTCATCCAGAATTTCCTCCTCGTTTTCCGGATAAACGGTTGCACAAAAAGCCACGCTATTGATCTGTTCGATGTAATATTCTTGATTCGGCCGATATGGTTCATCTGCCGACTTCTTACATTCGAGACACGCATAGGTGTTTTTGTACAAAACAATAAGATCGGGAAATCCTTGAATCCAATTTGGGTTGCCCTTTTGAACAACACTTCCTGGAATCTCATTCTCGATCCTACGTCTCAATGCCGATTGAAAGTCAGTTTCTCTCATGGCATACCTCCTATTGAAAAAAAAGAAAAAGGGAAACTTCCATCTTCCTTTCTATTATATGCCATGTTTTTTTTGCGAAACTAAAAACTTATACCTAAATGTTTCAAGTAATTCTTTTCATTAAATTTCTTCTTTCTTGATACAGCCATAGCTATTGATTTATCAATAGGAGCCTTGGAAAGAAGATGATAATAATACAAAGTTTCATATGGTGTATTGAAACGATCAATTCTACCAGCAGCCTGCTTCATAGTTCTATAGCTATAATTGCCTGAATAGAAAACCATGGTGTCTGTGGTTATACAATTCCACGCTTCTGCACCAGCCGCATAGTTAACAAGGTACACCCAACGTTCACCGTCCAAAATATTTTCATGATAATGACCATTCCATTCACTGCATGGATAACCGATCGATTCTAAAGCCGATCTAAGAATATCAAGTTCATAGTCAAAATTGTAAAAAACAATAAGCCGTGGATGATTTGCGAGAATATCCATAAATTGAGCAATCCTTGATGGATCACTATTAACAACTCTACGTTGCAAATAACAAAATTGACCGCATTCACGTATTGGGCAATTTTGATATGGATCCCAGCGTTTAACCAAAACCGTTCTGTACAGTTCTTTGTCATACTCGCATAGTGTTTCCATATGTATTTGTTTTGTAGATTTGGCCGTATCCAAAGGAACGGTTATTAAACGTCTATAGCGTTCAAGAATACCGGTGTTTATGTAGCGCTCAATTTTAGGGTATGTGGAATATCTAGAAAAGATAGCATGACGACTAAGGAAATCCGTTTTGTTTTTAAAGAAGCCATTAGCTATAAAAATTGGTATATAATCTTTCCAGTCATCTCCAGGTGTAGCACTAAGCACAATCCATTGATTCTTCCTAGCAATATCAATAAAAGCCTTAGACCATGCGCCCGATCCAATCGCTCTATGTTCATCGAATATAAAGAATGCTCCGTGAACCTTTTGATACTTCTTTATGTTATTCCATGAATCAACCACAACATTTACATTGCCTGGGTTTAATTCTGGTCTGCCTATAAACAAGAAGAATGGACGGAGTTCTTCCATCCATTCCTCACTGTCTCTCTTTTTCGCTGGCGTTATTATATACAGGTCGCGGGGAGAAGAATATCTAGTGTGAGGATCGCCATACGTCCCGCCACACACCACTGTGTGATAGTAGGCCAAAGCGGTAAGAGATTTTCCACTCCCCGTATCTCCATTCAATATACAACCATTATGCATTAAACTCAGGGCTTCTAATTGCTCTGGGCGTAATGCTTTATTCAAACGGCATGCCCTCGCTTTCCGCCACAATGGGCTCCGGCTGGTTAAGCACGCCAAATCCATATTTCTCTCTAGCTCTTTCGGCTTCAGACTTATGTGTATCAATAACCAGCCAATCTAATTCTGCTTTCACGCTATTTGTAAGTTTGATGTATCTAGGTCTGATCGCGAGGGCAACACGATCCCAAGTAAACTCGCCTAGCCGATAGGACATGTCTTCGTCGAACTGTGTATTCACACCTTCACAGCGTACCATAATCTTAGGTGTAATCTTAGCCCTAAACTCCTCAGAAAGGTTCGCATTATTAGGATATGCGATCTTAATACGAATACCAGGTGACGGCTCCTCATCAGAATCCGGGCGCGGTTTCAGCATGAAAGTGGAAAGCCCAGCTTCTTCACATTCAGCAGCCTTCTCGGGTGACAGTTTACAAATGATAAATCTTTCTCCAAAACGGTTCATATTAGTAATACGTCCAACCACATCAAACATGATAACTTCAGCGGGATCTAACAAAATTGATTCTCTTGCCATATCTTTTACCTCTTTAATCTATAAAACTATTATAATCACCATATTGTGAGATTGCATCTATCGCATCTGTGACCTGATTCTGATAGTACCGAATATCAATCTCTTCATCCTTATAATCTGCAGACTCTACCCATCGATAGCCTTTGCTTCCGGGCGGATATGCAAACTTCTCTCCATCGTATCTAAGCAACAATGATCCATCCTTAACGGGAGTAAATCTACCAACTCGGCCAACAAAACGACATTTCTTAATATCAATGCCCATTTCATTGGGCTTGCCATTCTCGTCGTGTGACAAATCTGGATCTAGCCACAAAGCTCCTTTAGTAACAGACTTGGTTTCACACATGTCATCGAACGTAATATCTTCGTGCGAGAACAAGCTCTTAAATACATAAGGCTGCTGGAACTGTGCACCAGTTGCTGTCCATTCTCCACTGTGCTTCTTGTTATCCTTAGATACATATCCAAATTCGCTTTCGCATTTCTCTGCTGTCTCATACTTAGCAATATAAACAGCATCATTAACTAGACACATCTTCTCGTAGTTGGCCTCATGCTCAAAGTGATAACCATACTTCTCTGCAAATTCCATACAGAACTGAATAATCTCAGGATCGGCATCTGGAATCTTCAAGGAATCGGTCTTTACATGAACAACAGAATATCCACGAGCTTCTACTTCGTCTGTGAGTGTCTTCATAAATAATGCGCCTCTAAGAGCAACTACATTATTTACATTTCTAGGATCCTTAAACGGATTATCGAATGTTGCAGATGTGAAGCCATAAACGCTATTGATTACGATCTTCAGAGCGTATGCTAATGCATCTGCTTCTTCGTCGGTACCCAAATAAGGCGCAAGGGCACCATCAAGCAATGTCCTAGCGGTATCAAGATCATGATGTTTAATTGCAAGGCGAGCGTCAAGAATATCCACAAATCTCTGTGTGTATTCACCAAACAAATTCATGGCCTTAATAGAATGCGGATGCAATGACTCAACATCAAGCAATCGTACATTCCAATACATGCCAGGTTTAGACAGAACAAGACCACCTCTACTAACATCTATGCCACGATACATATTCTTACCGTTAACATATTCATAACCCGGAAATTCAATGGAAAGATCCGGACACTCTAACGCAGGATGCTTATCATTGCCAAATATAATGGCCGTGGTGTGCATTCTAGTTGTATCATTAACAGTAAGGCCAGACAAACTAGCCAGAACTTCTCTTGCAACGAAATCCTGATAGCAGTGCTCAAATACAGCCTCTGTGGCAAATACATCATTACAACAGTAATCACCGATTTCTTCCCAATGCTTAGGATCTACGGGCTCGTCCCATGCATATGGTACTTCTTTGTGGTGCATACCAAGTTCGATTTCCCATTTTTTAAGAGACTGTTTCTTAGCACAGAAATCATATACATCTGTATAAGACAAATTAGCTGCTGCACCAATCATGAAATCTCGATCACCATTGATGATGCGCTGAGATACAACAAACAATTGCAATTCATTGTAACCCATCATTCTGTAGTACAGCATAATATTATCATACTTGCGATTATTAAAACCAACCAATTTTAACTTCACAAGTTCCTCAACCATTTCTGGTGTTGGATTATACAGCCTTACACATTTATCCGCGCCTCTGTACTTCCAACAAATTAAGAAGAGGTTGGGATAAACTTCAACATCATAGAAGACTATAGTTTGCTTATCTCCATAATCTTCTTTATTGAATGATTCGTCCCGAGATTTGAATTTCATCTCCTGAACTTTCTTAAAGCAATAATCAGAGTGATGCGTACTTGATAATGCGAATCCGATAATATCTTTTCTAAGATCAGATACATCATAAGTAAATTTGTCATCTGCATATGCTTTCTCGAGTCCATCATAGATAAAATCTATGCTCGGTTTAGTTCCTGGGCAATACGCCTTGTTCAGATTCTCACGAATGAAAGTCCTTATCGCTTTCTCGTTATGAAAACCTTCCCAATCTATCACTTCTTTCACCCCCTTTAAAGGCAACAACCCAGGTTGTAGGTTAGCAACTGGAATATCATTACAGAAACTAACACGTCTCCGTAAAGCGGAGTTACCAGTAAACACCTTTACTTCTATATGCTCATCGTATAGAGCATACAGCTCTGTGGGATCACCGGTGTAAATATAATGAAGATGTAAACCAGCTCCGCTCTTACTTAATTCGGCATAAGTAGGAGGAAACTTACTTGCCGCTTCTAGATTAGCCTCTAATGACTTTTCTCCATCCTCGCCACGAATATCAAAGTCAATCACAATATGATTTAATGGAACTTTGACAAAATGCAGTTTGTCTGTTGAAATATCAAGAAGCTTGGTTTTACAATTTTCCCATTTGTATTGTGGTCTCGACCCATCCTCACTCGTATACTGTGCAGGGCATTCAGACAACATATCATCTAAAAGACTATGCTGCTGGGCTAACTTTAACCACCAATGGTCATCAAAGATACTTTCTTCGGGTATTACAGGTTTTAACTCTGGTTTAATACGCCAATATTTAAAACCGTAATAATAATTACGCAGGTGTCTTCCATCAATCTTAGTATCGGCACTGTACTCGACAAAATAGTTACGAAGTTCGGTTCTAAATGCTCTGTAATTCATCCTATGCTGAAGCTCGGCATAATCGCAATATGCCTTATACCGCTTCCAAGCTTCGCTTAGCGTTATAGCGTCATCCCTAAAAAGGTCGTCATAGATGAATTCGATGAAGTCATAGAAATCATTCGTGGCGGCGAACATTTCCGTCGGGACATACTTATCGTATGCTGCAGGACCGAGGCTGGAATATACTCGCATGCAATGTTGAGCAATGCCTCCCAACTCAAGAGGGATTGCAGCAATGCACTTTTCGAACTCAGCCCTTTGGAGTAAGTTTCCGCTAGGACGAATGTCAATAAGTCGTCGGAGTAAACCGCTCTTCGCCTCAGTAATTCTAACCGGTTTGTTTGTCCCCAGAAAGAGAGTTGTACCGAACTCAGTAACATACTTATTTTTAAACTTCTCATTGACTTCCATGGATTCATGGGAAACAATTGAGTTGAGCTTAGTGTTGTCTTCGATACGCGACAAGTCCCCATCATGCTCGATGGATACAAGTGGGTTGTTTTTAAATGACTCCAGTGCAAATTGAGCCGATCCCGAACCGAGAGACCTGGTGTCGAATCTATTCCAATATCCATCGAAGAGTTGTTCAATGATTCTAAGGACTGTTGATTTACCGGTCCCTGCTGATCCATAAAAGACATAGAACTTCTGGATCTTGGTAGAATCTCCGCAGAGTATCGATCCGATCGCGTACTCAATCTTTTGCCTTTCGTCCGGCTCATATAGCACCTCCATTAACCGGTCGTAAGCCGGAATATCCATATCTACAGGATCATATGAAAGGCGCTTAGACCGATAGTCTGTCTTCTTAACTTTTTCAGATAAGAAAGTAACTTTCTGGTCTAGCATCTTCCAATTGTCCCGCATCTGTTTTTTACAGAACCAATGCCACTGATCAATCATCTTAGAAGAAGATTTTCGCATGTACTTGGCTGTACATATTTTTCCTTCTTTCGCCAACTCTTCTTTTCGAATATCAATTGCGGCATCGATTCTATCTATTACCGTCTGTTCAGAACGAGACCACATTTTTGTTTCCTCATCCCAAACAGCATAAAAATCTGAACCGCGGATCATGAGATCTTTCGACTTTGAACTCACCTCAAACTCGGGATAAACCTCATATCCGCCGCGCGCTTTTAGCGCAACTTCAATTGTGCAAAAATCAAACATTTTAACCTCCGGTACCAAATCCCCACTTTTTTTCGCGAAAATATTAATTATATATAAATATATACATTTTTCTACAATTAAATAAAATGGGGTAATATTTGGGGATTTGGGGAAAGTTTATTCATTTTCGATCAAAAAAGTGTTAATTTGGGCCCAAATGTGCATATTTTGGCCATTTTCGACCGGAAAAAGCGTCGGAATTTTCCCCACTTCCCCAAATAATTTCCCCACTTTTTCCCCACTTTTTCCATAAGTGGTACCAGAAATTGGGGATTTTTTCATCCAAGAGGTTAAAATCTGGACAACTTCATTGTAACAAAATGCTGAATCTACATATGGTAAAAGCCCTAAATTATCAAGCATAAACCAAAACCAACGCTTGGGTTCATACTCTCCGGGCTCAGAAACCAGGTCTGTTTCGATCTTAATTGCTAGGGCGATTAGCATTTCTAACACGCTACAAGGCTTATCATACATAGAAGCCACAAGCATGTGATCTTGAAAATATCCACGCAGCATAACACCATCCGCTGCACGATTTTCATCAAGTTGATCGACCCAGGTAAATTCTGTTTCATAAAGGAGACTCAGCAGTTCTGTATAGACCATAGCTCTACCGTCATCGATGTGATTGACAAGCCACGCTCTATACTCTTCATCATTCATCAAGTCTTGACCCCTTTCTAAGCTGCTTACGAATGAACTCATGCTTTTTTTCATCGCCATAAACAAAATATGTTTTGGTCAAGGGATCATATCTATACGGTGTTCTAGAATGATCTAAATAATCCCATAACCAATCACTTTCTGCATAAGTTACAAAATATAAATCTGCTGCCATAATAATCCCCCTTATGTTCTTAATTACATATACTCTACGTCGACAATATCAATCTCGTAGTCTGTCATGTGTTTATTGTCTCGTAGCCACACAGTTTCTTCGCGTGGCCAATTGATAAGCATTTGCTGAATTGTCATTTCTTTCATTTCTGGATTGGAAAGATCCGCAATCCAGGAAATATCAAATGCTTCCTCAATAACTATTGAATCTTCAACAATCATGTCAGTTTGACGATCAACCATTACCCGGTCCGGCCTATAGAATGTATATACCTTTTCGTCAAAGCCACATAACCCGAAATCTCCTTCCTCGATTTGTTCAACCACTTTTCCCCGCACCAATTTATCAGTCCGGTTGACATTTTGTAGCCACGCCAAATGGTTGCTGATTTCGTCATTACTGAGGATTTCAACTCCGCCACGATTTTCTTCTTCCGAGAAGTAAGGTTCGTCAATGTTTTCCCCATGCTCCTTTGCCCATTTGATGGCATCTGCATTTTGCTGCTTGAGTAAGAGCCTGGCATAGTCGCTAACTTCATCTTCAGTCAGCTCGCGTTCATATACAACCTGTTCAGCCGGCTCGGATGTAAGGTCATCGACGATCTCTTTGTATTTGTTTTCAAGTTTCTCAACTTTAGCATTATGTTTCTTAGTAGCCGAATGATCACCGGCCAGAAAACCAATGACCACGCCAGCCACGAATCCACCGGCAACTGCCAATATCAATGTTTTTGACATCATTAGCACCTCCCCATATACTTTGTAAATGAATACTTAATACCACACCAGATAAGTTTTGCAGGCATAAGAATCATAATATAAAGCTTTGTGCAGATACGTATAATAATAGCTACTTTCTCATTATCAGAATCAGAGTATGTTTCTTCTGGATGCTCTTCAGCATAAGCAGCCATTCGACCATCCACTGCGTCATCAATGTTATCATTTAAAAGCCATGTTAAGAAACCACCTAAAGCAACATATCCAATTGCAGCGGCACCTGTAATTACCTTTGCTAATTTTCCTACCATATGAATGCTCTCCTTTGAATAAAAATAAAAGGGCATGAATCTTTTACGAAACATGCCCAGTGATTGTTAAGATATAAAGTTTATAGAAAATTATAGGTCAGATTTTCGATCCAGGGATCGTCTGTCCTTCATCCAATCCAGCCACCAGCAAGCAAACGCTCACTTACGGTACCGGGTTGTACATTGAAATTAAGCCAGAATCTAGGCTCTACATCAAGCCATTCCTGGCGATTCATGTCATCAAGACCGAATGAAATCCTAGGTGGTGTAGGCTCTTCTGTGGGATCCCAGGTCCAACCTTTGTTGAAGCCTTTAGCGACCTTAGGAAGTCTAAGATCCGCCAAAATATCATTAAGCATTACCCATCCCACACGGGATTTCATAGCTCTTTGCTGAAGCATGTCATTCCAATACTGCTCGGTTGAAATCAAGAAGACACGATTATCTTTATTATTATCTTTGTAATAATTAGATCTCTCATCGAATAAGAAACTCCAGTCGCTATTAATCAAAGAGCTCTTATCCTCGATCTTCTCAAATATCCGCTTGGCAGCTTCTCTTCTTTCATCATCTGCAGCTTCAGGATCGTTCGCAACATCCATATCGGCCACGAATTCCTTACCGTAGTAGTATTCCAGATCTTTCATTTCGCCCTGATCAGCAACGACATTCGCACGGTAAGCAGCAAATGCCGCTGTTACGCCACTCAAGGCGGCCACAGCTTCCGCGGCCTCTTTGGCCTTTAAGACAAAACCCCCGATTATCATTACGTTACCCGTAATCATGATAAATCCAGGGATCGCAAAGAGTTTCAGGAATGCGATGGCTGTTCTTCTATAAAGACTAGCTTTAGTCATTCCAATTGTTTCAACTGTCGCATCGCTTTCTGCTACATGAATATTGTCAAGGATCGCATTATGCTCATCCAAAATATCTTCTGCACCAGTAAGCCCGACATATACACCGTAAACGGCCGCTGCTGTAACCGTTACGATACCAAAGCCCACAAGAAGTTCCGGGCTATGTTTAGCGATTTTGAGACCGGTTTTGGTCGCAAATGCCTTTATGCCCGCCGGTACAAACTTACTTAAGATCATTGTTTTCTCCTACTCTGAGAGTCGCATACCCGATTTCCAGGGTTGTTACTCTATCTTTAACGTTTTCAAGTTTCTTATTTACTTCATCAAGGATCAAATTATAAATCCCCCAGATGGCCATACCGTAGCCAGCAACGATGAGTGCTACTCCAAAAATATTTTTCTTAGACATTGTTTCGCCTCCTAAGACACAATATCAAAAACAGACGCTTTTCTTTCAAACGCTGCTGCGGTGGCAAAACAGCCAATAATATAAATACCCATAATAGCGACAAGAATTGTGCGTGCGAGAACTACTAACACAAACTTTTCAACTTTCTTTGCCGCATTTTTAATTTTAGAAAAGAACTTCTTCATCAAATATCAAACGCCTCCTTTACTGATCTCGGAGCAAATACAGTAGCAATTCCCCAGCCGAAAATGCCGAATACAAAAATCTCTTTTACAATTTTAAGAATCATGTGGTTTCCTCCTTAACAACTTTCTCGCAAATAATTACTCTGACGAGCGATTCGGGAATATGAAGCGCATTTGCGATTTCATCATAATCGTGTGTGCAAAACAACAGTCTAATGGCCATGTTTCTCTGCGAACGCAGACTTGTGCTGTCGGCGATAAGATCCGTGAGGGTTCTATTGTGCGTGCGAAGCCTTTCGACCTCTGCCATAAGATTGGTATATTTTTTGGATAGCTCAGTATAAGAGCCTTTACTGTTAAGGTACATGTTCTTATAATCACGGGCTTCTGCTTTCCATCTATATGCCTCGTACTCAAGACCGTTTTTGGAGCGCATAGCCTCAGCGTGTTTGCCCTTAGCAGTCGCCAACTCTTCTTTATACCGGAGAGCTTCCTCTGCCCATGCATTTTTGGCTTCACTAAGCTGCCCGATAGTAATTCTCATACCTTCATTCTCTTCGGTCAGCTCTTCAACCTTGCATTCAAGCGCTTCGATCTGTTTGCTAAGAATATCATTTGCCTCCTCTTCCGATTTGAGTGCTGTATTCAGTCTTGCGTTCTTATCTCCCAGTTCTTCAACGCGCTTAATATACTCGTCTCTAGATATATAGATACGATCATATGCGCTCCGCAAGTCAGAGATCTGCTTGGTAAGGTTCGCATTCTCCTCGGCCAGCTTCTCGCTATCCTCATTGCAAACGCCAGCACACTGGGCCTGAAGCGTTCTATACCGCTCCTTCAAATCATTAATCTCATCTTCAGCCTTGTCGAGCTGCTTAGTGAGAATATCATTCTTTTCGGTCAGCTCTTTGCCCCTCTGCTCAAACTGAAGATTGTCGGCCATTTCAGACTCCAGCGCGATTTTAAGTTTAGCGTTCTCCTCAGACAACCTCTTGTAATCCTCATTGCAGCAATCATTGACACCAGCTACAGCGTCATGTTTGGCCTGAAGTATTTCATACTGTCTCTTTAATGAGCTGATTTCGTCACGCAGGCTATTGTTTGCGATAATGAGCTGATTATTTTCCTCAAGAAGCGCGAAATATCCAGCCCTAACGGCTGTAAAATCCTTAGACTCGTAATCTTTACCAACGATCTTCCGGATCTCATCTTCGGTTGTACCAAGCTGGTTAGCGATGAACCCCACTGAATATTTAAGATCCTTCAGAAGTTCAACCTTGGTCTTGAACCGATCGTATTCAATAGGAATCACATTATCTCCCCATTCTTCGTCACCATTCACTTCGATGTATCCCGACCCAATAACCGGATGATACTTGAATACATTCACAAGATTGTTTCCCATCGTAATGCTATCACAAATACAGCGAATATAAGTTTCTGTGACTCTCCATCCTCTTGCCATTTTAATCCCTCCTTATTTTTATTCATCGTCTGACAATCCGTCAGCAAGTATCGCAAGGCTCTGTGCAATATCCATAAGCATTGAAACCTTTGCCATTTCGAAACTGGCCAACATAAATTCGCCAGGTTCGACACTAAAGCTGGGTTCCTCGACCCTGCTTGTGAGCTCTTTTATAGCTTTGTTCACCTCATCGATTGTCTTGGTGCACCCTTCAATCCTAGTCATCGTTTACCTCCTTATTTCTTCAAATATATAGGATCCGGCATTGCCACACGCCAGCCCAGGTTGCCACGTCTAGTATCCTGAACAATCTCGCATCTACTTAAGTCAACCCAACCATAATTATTTTCTACTGCTGACTTTACAGATACGCCGATTGATTCGTGATAAATAGCTACAGTTAAATACTGATAGGCAGCCACATACTCACAAATATCATTGAAGAAGGCATTGGCATCTTCCTTTGTGTCAAATATCCTTTCCTCAAAGTGACAAGACGCTGCAGGTTTAACCGGATTAGCATTTGTGGAATTGCCGAAATACTTGTTATATGCGGTTTGTGAACTGGATCCGCCACTGACCAAATTACCGCCTTTAAACGATCCAACACCAAGCCACATACTTAAACCACCAGCAATAATATTGAAAAACAACTGTTTGAGTCCCGGCACTAAATACTGCTGTACAACCGTCGTCCTCACATCACGAATATCAGCAGCTATGAACGCCTTGGCCATCTTCTCACCCAGGGATTTTTCACGAGTAGAACCGGGCTTTTTAGACCAATCCGCTAATTCGTGCTTTTTACCATCAGATGCCTGCTGTGGTTGACTCAAAGAATTATAATTCTTATCCATCAATTACTCCTTGAAAAAATAAGAGACCATGAGTATTTCTACCCACGGCCTCCCATGTTTAATCGATAAGTTACATTAAATTTCCATATCTTCAGTTTCAGGTGTTTCTTCTGCACCAACGTCTTCAGTAACCTCTTCAGTTTCAGGTGTTTCGATCTCTGTAACTGCCTTTCCATCGACACGGCTAATCTTAAGCGCGCCGGGTGCCTCGGGTACTTCGACGGTTCTGATTGTGTAGCAAACCGGTTCAAATTTTCCGGCCTTTTTATAAGCTACAGTCGCGCCTGCTGCTCCAAGTGCAAGCAGACCGATTGTCTTACAAATGCCTTTAATTGTGAACGGCTTGTTCACGATCTTACCGACTCCGTCACCGACTTTCTTCCCTGCGGCACTAGCTGCCTTGATCGGGTGAAAACCAGCATTAGGATTCTGATTCTGATCCTGATTGTTAATCTGTCCATCATTATTAGTTGTTGCTTTACTCATATCTAATACCTCCTTTATTTCTTGAAAAATATGAGTTTATATCTTATCATTATAAGACGTGAAAAATTCGCGAATTATGCGGGACCAACAATATCGCATTCAGGTCTTACAATAATATTTCTTGGTATTTGCCCGCGTACAGGCTTGTTTAATGCCATATCTGGGTCATATTTTACCCTTTCTAATGGCGTATTCATTAATCTATCTGCTGACCAGACTCTAAAATATGAAGAATCGGGCGGTGTTATACCCAAATATTCATAGAATATATTCCACCCAGCATTGGTTTCAGCCAAAGCACGCCTATAAACCTCTAAAATAGCTCGATCAATAGCGTCTTCAGAGGCTATAATAGAACAACCGCACCATCTATCGTTCCAGGCTCCATCGCCCGTGCCTGTATCGACAACGCGGTTAATCATTTGTGCCTTCTTACCATCTGGTAACTCAACAGTTTCGTCAGATTCTGTATAAATATCATTGAGTAACTCATCTCTAGCCTTCTCATCTGGAACCAATTCTTCCAGCTTCTTGAAGGCTTTATCGTTCAAGGCTTGCGACGTCGCCAACAATGCAGCCAGTGCCGTAATCTGCTTTTTCGCCGCATACCAGCCTAAAACATTAGCTGTTAACGCCAAAGTAAAGAATATAATAGTCTTCTTTGCCGCCTTTAGTATGCGAATCACTCTTCTTGACAGCGGTTCCTGTTCTTTATCTTCATGGAATTCGGTAACCGCTTCCTTAATATCTTCTGCCTCATCAACTGCGGATACTACAGCCATGCCCGTAAAAAAGGCTGTAGCGATCGTTGCAATTTCCGGCGCATATTTTATGGCATATTTGCCAACCGTCTTTAAAGTATGGACGGTGAAGATGCTTATCACATTACACCTCCTTAAATATAAACCTATAAGTTACCAAAGCGAACCACCTTTGAGTAGTCCCATGTCCTTAAGAATATCATAGTATTCCTCGCCAGAACGATACCGACGATGAATCGTGTCATACTCTTCCGGTGTTGGTCTTCTTCTTAGTGGCCAATAATGTCCATAGCGCGGGTCATAGATCTTGTTTCTAGATAATCCATATGCGGATGTTTTTACTCTGCCCATGAACTTAGAGCGCAGTAAATTAATCGCTGCACATGCACCCGCAATTTCGCCAAGTGCTCCTATAACCTCGCCTTTGTTTTTCGACCACCAGTCTTTCGCTTTCTTGTAGAGCTTCTTTACGAAATCTACAGCTTTTTTAACCTGGCGCTTAATCCAATTGCCAAGTTTGTGGTACCACTTTTCTTCTGCCATATGGTTCCCTCCTTGTGAAAAAATATAGAGAATGTCATAACCGTAACCCGCTTCGAACAGGTGTCTCCGCCCTAAGACGGTGTTCTACCGTTAAACTATTTTGGCGTTAGTTCGCCTTAGGTCGTCATTCTCTGAAAAAGAAAGTCGAGAATCGAACTCGAAACCCCTTGCTTTAACAAGGTGTGGTTCCAAACCACTTCTTTCTTATTATAGGAATGGATTTTTTTGCGAATTCCGAAAAAATATAAGAGCAGTTTAAAGTCTTGCTCAGGACTAATAATCATCTTGTTAAATATTTTACGTCTACAAATTTATGATCTAAATATCCTTCATAGACACTAGAACCAACTTTAGTAACAGTCGCAACCAGTATGCAGTTGTCCATTTGTCTAGCCCATATCGCCGTAGCGCCGTAGCTATCTGGAGAGGCGCCACTGGCTTCGTAAATATCACGTTTCCAGTTATCATCCTCTTCATATAGTTTGATCACTAGGGTCTTATTTTTGGCTATCTTGTTTAACCGCATTCTTGCTTCTGCCCATCTATTAGCGGGTTCTACTTTTAAACTCCTAAGAATATCTTCTAATGTCATAATAAAAACCTCCTTAAATATTCAAGATTCTTGTTATTATAAGGATTGGTTTTTTTGCGACTTAGCATAAAATCAAAATATCGTCGACAGTGCAGCCAAACAGCTGTGCCAGATTACCAAGTGATCAACGGTTGGTAATGACCGTCCATCGAACCATTTGTAGAAGGCTGTTCTAGCGGTGAAGCCAAAAATATCCTGCAGGATTCTAGTTGTATAACCATTCTCATCCATTAACCGGCGAATGTTCCGACCGGTTTCAATAATGTTTATTTCACGTAAATTGTCCATTTCTTGCCTCCATCATCAAATATCACTTACGCAGAAAACGATCGATCATTAATACAATCGTTACCGGAATCAAAATAAATCCTACAGCGATATAAAACTTTATTAAGCGTCTTATACGAACCAACAATGGACCTTCAAAATATTCCTTATGCTCTTCATACCATGTGTCAAAAACCTCATTACCACATACAAGCAAAAGCAAAGCATATTCCACATAATTGAACGCTAGATAGATAAACACCGAAAGCAAAAACGTTCTCATGCCGCCAGCTCCTCTCTTTCGAATACCCCTTTCTCAACCATGTCATTAAACTGGTCATAGACCTCATCAAACCACTCGTTGATTGTCTGAAATGGCTTGAGACTGCGGATCATTTCTGTGCAATCGAAAGTGCGATCATCCTTATTAAATGAACTGAGACCCAGCGTGTTTCTAATCGCCGTAAAAGTCATTCGCGGTTCGACACCATCTCTTACCATATGAATAGCCAGGCCCATGCAAGCCTCGTGCATATTAACTACGCCTTTAATGAATTTCGAATTGCTCATGTTATTTCCTCCTTTATCTATCTTTTCTTTCAGCCTCTACCCAGCTCCAGTCTCCACGCTCTTCCATTTCTAATCTCTCTGGATATGGACATGCCCCGTCTTCTTTTCGTATATCCGTCATCATATCCCAAGCCTCAGCGCTACCCTGTTGTCCAATCACAAAATATCTAGGGGCATAAAATTTATATGTTCTCCATGTACGCCCATAATTGATAGCGTCTTCTGGATCCAAAAACATATGGATACCAGACGCACATGTTGCATGTCTTCGATCAAATATAACCTCCGGATGCACTATATCATTAAGACTATAACAAAAATATGCGTTATGACCGCTATAAGCCCGCTGGCAGTTTTCCCCGTCAGCGAATCTCATATCCACTACGTGCGCACAACTTACTCTAAACTTCTTATCGAAGCCGTTTCCCCTCCTTTCGGCTTCCTTCGGAACATATAATGTGATAAGAACCGGTTCGCCAGTCCAGACATCATAGGCAATTTTATAGCCTGTGAAATCACCGGAAGGAGGACAGCTAGATCCCCTAACATTTATACAGCCTGCCACCTCGCCAGTCAGTACCGCACGGCTCGGATCAACACCAGACATATCACAGCCAAGAAATACGCAGCCTATGAACACATAGGACATGCCAGCATCATTAGTAAAATCAAATCTGCAGTTTTCGAAAAACACATTGTCAAAAGTCCAGCGTTGGTTAGGTTCCCAAAGCTTTTGCGTTGCTTCAACATCGAGGTCTTCGGGTATAGACACGACATCGCCTTCGCCCCATATCTTTGTTATCTTTCCAAATTCGTCAAGTCGATATTTTACACGTTCCGCACTCATAGGTTAACTCCTTTCTTCTTTCCAATCTCTGACCGCCAGATGCGCATCAACGAAGTTGTTATACAATTCCTCTAATCGATCATCGCTTATGCCCGCCACATGTATTGCACGGCCATCCCCGAATAATGTACATGAAATATAATAAGTAATTCCATTTTCCTCTAAAGCATCGACCAGCCCTTTTGCCGCTTCATCATACATGGAATACTCTAATTTTCCATAACGTTCTTCCTTCATATTAACCTCCACAATAAAAACTATAATTGACGCCTTTTCTGCAAATCCGGTTGGCTTGCGCTATAATTTTTTGGCAAAGCAAATAGCAGCACTCGCCATTGGACTTAGCATTTGGATCAGTACCAATATAAATAGTATCGATCCCTTGCGAACGTAATCTAGCGTATTCTGCTTTGATTCCATTAAACGCCTGCAAATATCCAGAATTCGGATTCTCCACTATCTGCTCCATATCTTTGCCTTTACGCAGCTCGGACTTAATTACTTTTTTCGGTATGCCATAAAAGTCAGATAACTCGTTGATAGTCATTAGTTTACCAAACGCATACCAGTATTTTTGATGACTCAAAATATCACCTCCTTTTAATAATTTGATTCAGCCATTTATTTGACCCAAGTTCATAGTCATCGAAAATATCAGCCAAAGCCATATCCACAAATGGGTTTCCCACGGCTCTTTTTTCAAATATGGTTCTCAGACCTACATACTCCAGGGTAGACAGTTGCCTGGTACCGTCTTCAAGATTATAGATGACCGGCTGAGTGCAACCTAACATGTCCGCTAGCTCCTCAACCGACCATCCACATCTTTTACGCAGCAATGTTAAGTTATGCTGCAAAATATCAATGTCCGTTAGCATAAAGGAGTTCCCGGCTTACAGATCAAACTCCAATTACTATTTAAAATATCAAAAGCCTTACCGCCATTAATTACTTCGTCTGGTGTGGCCTCGACTACCGCAATATGCGATTCGACAGCATCATAAAACGAAAGTAAGATTTGGGTGTGATCAGCGCACAACTCCACATATACAGATGGCTCATCGAGATCTGTGTCTTGCCCAACGCCAATATGAATAGCATAAAAGCGCTTAGGTATCATTTTAACAGCACTAACCGGCCTCTTGTTTTCTTCATAAATGGATTCATCTGCCCACAACCAATCATGAACGGGCTGGAGTTCGTGTCCACGGCCCATAATGACGCATTCTGTATCATCAATCTGAAAAATCTTCATGTTCGTTCTCTCCTTTTCTTAAAATATCAAGAGCGACGCTAAGCGCCTCTGCCTCGTCCCAACGGGCTGAAGCAATAAGCGCCGTAAGCAGCCGCTCTAGTCTTTTGATCAATTCAGCATGTTGAAGAGCCATCCAATTGTCTCCTGGTACACACGCTTGGTGATTTCGAGCTCCATACGGAGTTTATCTACGGAAACGCTCATCGGCGGATCGAGTGCTGTCGTATCGTCGATCTCGGTCGTCGGCATGTTTGCAATTTCCGCACGAAGCTGCTTGTTTACGCCTCTTAAAGTTTCGATCGCCCTCTCGTAATCTTCACAGGTTTCCTTCGTGCGAATGAGTTCATCGCCCATAGCCTTATTGGCTGCTTCAAGTTCGTCAATTCTATTATGACTGGCCTCATAAGTATCATTAAGTTTTCTAAGGCGATCTTCAAGCTCCTCGACCTGCTTGTCCTGCCCCTCTGTTGATGCAAACGCCTTATTCTTCTCGGTCAGATCCTCAACCTGCTTTGCAAGCTCGTGCATACGACCTCTAAGTCTATGATACCGCTCCTTTCCGTGAAGAATTTCCCAGTCTTTATCGGAAACACAGCTATTAGTAAGCGTGAACCGGTAATCGGTAAGAGCACTATAGTACATAAACTTTGGCCTGGTGTAGAAAATACCAATGTTATTCTCACGCAGATTCAAGTCCACGCAAGGGAACACATCAGTAATCACCTTTTTGGAAGCAACCATAATCGTAGTCGGATCAATTACATCATAGCATACGCAATACTCGGGATAGCATTCTCGAATATATACCTGCTTGCCGTACTTCGTATACCAAATATCATCCGCACCAACACGACGATCATTAATAACGCGAGGATCTTTCTCCTCAACCGGCTCATTCATATACTCCGCCATGTTATTCATAATTACCTCTCCAGCTGTTGGATCAGGATATCCAGAACCATTGGTGTAGGCCTCTTTTCTTCCTCCTTGATTTCGCAGGGCGGCAATACGATTTTCCATTGCTTCCTTCAGCAGCCTCTCATGATCATCAACGGCCTCATTCGCGGTAAGTCCACTGGCGATTCTTTTACGCAGAGTGGTCCTGTTGATACCACTCATTTCAGAGAGTTCTCTTATGGAGAACATTTCTCCATGGTAATCATACTTTACTGGTTCTCTTCCTGACATTATTTTACCTCCTGTTCGTGCAAACGATTAATCATCCGTTCAACCTTTTGTGTGTACATAAGTTGTACATAATCTTCATCCACAACTGCAGAACCTTTATCTATATCTGAATAAGGTCCAATAAGTTCCTCCAAGCAAAGTTTTACATCCGCAATCTCCTCCACTAGATTTGCATAAGCTTCGCTTTCAGAAATATAAGCCTTGTTTTCGTCGCGCATGATCCGCGCAAGCTTTAAACAGGCTTTTCCCAATTCACAGCATTCCTCGGCAGTCTGTTCCAGCATTGCAGGCATGCCGATAGCTTCAAGTAATGGTTTACTCATCAGTTTCCTCCTTATCATCCTCCGATTCAGATTTTGACGCATCAAAAATATCAGCTTCTGGTATCCAATGATCTCCACCGATGCCGTCTATTCTAACGCGATAAGTGACTTCACCATCAAGATTTACGTTTACACCGGTCACATGTCCTAAAAGAAGAACATCTTCTCCGATATCATGTTTGATTATTCTTGCCATGTTTGCCTCCTAAATATCACTTGTCTATAAAGCGATCTATCAAGAGCACCAGTGCTACAGGAATCGTAATAAAGCCGGCTCTAATATAAAACTTTATTAAACGTTTTATACGAAGCGACAACGGAGCATAAAAATCTTCATGCCATGTGTCCCAATCTTCATTGCCGCATATAAGCCAAATGAAAGTATAAAAAATATAATTAAATGCCATGTAGACAAACACCGAAAGCAAAATTGTTCTCATCGGTTTCCTCCTTTTAATAATCCAAAATATAGTAATGTCAACGGCTTGCCTCCTTATTTACCAAAAATACCAACAAGCTTACACAGCATATCAATTTCGTTCAGGAAATCTTTCGATATCGTAATATGTCCTTCAGATTTGCTGAACACGATAGACCATTTGTCGTCTTTGCGCTTCATGGTATATAAGACTCCTTCTTTTGTTGTAACAGTGAATAAATTTGCCGAAAATATCTCGATCGATGCCTCGTTTCTCTTTTCGAAGTTAAGCAAGGCCGTTCTGATCATACTTGAATCCATATCGAAATATATCATGTGATCGAAGACCGGCTGAGGGCACCCAAAGATTGTACAAAGTTCACTAGACCAGATACATGGATGACCATCCGGACTTATTCTGTTCATCGCAATCCTTGAAATCTCGTCAGCCAAAAGCTTAAACGAAACCATCATGCCGCCGTCTTTAGTAAAGTCCCCAATTGGAATAATTTTTTTATCATAGTCGTAACTCATTGCTTTACCTCCTTAATAATATCCGGATTCATAATCAAAATAGAATCACAATCCCATCCGTACAAAAGCCAATAAAGAGACTTCGTATAATCTGTTGCCGGATCATCTGAAATATGTACCTCGATCGCATCCCAGCTCTTAGATGCTTTCTCAAAGTCGATGTATAACGTGTCCGAAAACAGCGAGTACGTAATCAGCGGCAGTTCATAAATATCATCCGCTTTACGAATATGATAGACCTTAGCATCTTTAGCCAGTTCGAAGCAGAAATGCTTACTTAAGCCGCCACGCGGTTCAAAGCTCTCATTTTCGCACCAGGTTTTCCATCCATTTTCAGCATCAACTGGACTTGCCCAAAAGCCACCATATGGTTTGCTAAAATAATCGGCATTATTGACTTTCTTAAATCGGTCTAAATAAAACGCCTCTGCTCCATAATGAATATACATTTCGCCACCTCCTAAGCGAAAAAAAAAGAGGAGAACAATGTCTCCTCATCAATAGTTACGTTTTACTCTGGAATGATCACTTGTTTGCTTTATCATTTAATAAACAAGCTCCAAACCAAATAAATCCGATTCCTATCAGAATATAGATCATTTTTCTGCCTCCTTTCTTTCTACCATAATTTCCAATCCTTTACCGATTAATTCAAAGCCTCTGGTGATGCCAAACCAGGCGCCAATATAAGCACCTATAATCATAGCTGATCCCATAATAATCTTTCTCATCGTTTTACCTCCTTTTGATGAAAGTTATAGTTTACTATTATATGACGTGAAAAATTCGCGAATCATTTGCGATTTTTGTGGTCATAATACCAATCGACAAGCTCCACGACCCATTCTGCAACCATAGCAAAAGAAAATATAATAGTTAATGTAAACCAAAGCAGAAACCAAACAGTAAACACGGTATATACATACGGGTGTGCCGCTTCAGAAATATAATTGATTCCAAAACAGCCAATTACAAAGTTCATAAGTGCAATTACGGTTAAACCAGTCCAACCAGTACATTTGAATAATTCTCTCATTTTTACCTCCGCGAAAAAAATAAAAGAGCAGTTTTAAGTCTTGCTCAGGACTAGTTATCAATAAATGTCACTATCATCGTAATCTTTTTCTATTCTTCTGCGTCTTCTATGCTCGTTATAGCTTTTGATCTCGTAGTATCTCTGTACGATATACATTACGAGTAACGGCGGTAATATAAATGCACTAAATGCTCCTAAACCGCTAATTACTAAAAATGCTACCATAATAGATCCGAGTGTTAAAAATAAAAAACTCAACATAATAAAACCTCCTATAATAGTAAAATGTTACAATAGTTTACTATTATAAGAGATGAAAAATATGCGAAAAAAATAGAGGAAGCGATTACGCCATAGTGCTCACGCCTCCTCCGTTTAGTTTTACTTAACAAATGAGTCAAAAAATATCATCCAAATGCTTAAGAGCATAATGCCCCATAGCACATTCAGTTACCAAGTACCATCCGCACAATGCGATCGCAACGATTGAACACGCCCATCTAAATATGTTCTTCTGGTTGGATTCAACAAATCTTTTCCACCAACCATCAACCTTACAGATGCGCGGCATCACCGTCATATATACGCACCATACCAGTACATTAAACAATACATAAATACATGCTACCATAAATATACCTCCTTAAATCATATGGTTTTAATATTTTCTTATTAAAGGAGATGAAAAATCTGCGTTTTGAAAAAAATATAAGAGCAGTTTTAAGTCTTGCTCAGGACTAATATTATTTCTCCAAGAATTTAGTTTTTTGACCGGAGATTATATCTCCAGCGTCTTCAACATTCGAAACGATTTTAGTTTGCTGAAGCCGAGTTGCGTTTGTATCTTTAACGCCGGCCAGGTTTATTAACGCTGCCCCAAGAGTACAAAGTCCCATGGTTATCTGGGCAAAAGACCCAAATCTACTTGTCAAAGTATCCTTCTTAAGTTTTTCAGACACGAACTGCGCATCAGCAGCGTCCTTCTGCTTCTGATATTCGAATCGATTCTCACTAAGCCGAAGATCACGTTCTCGGAACTGATTTTCCTCAACGTCTCTCTGCTTCTGATATTCGAAACGATCTTCATTAAGCTGAAGTTCGCGCTCGCGGAATTTCTTTTCTGTCTCCCACTTAGATTCTTGGTACTTTTCCTTGAGCATGCCTAAGTCTACTTTAGCATCAGACACCATAGCTTTTTTATATTCTTTCCAATAGGCAGCGAAATTCTTTAACCTTGCATCACGGTCGTTACCATCTTCCATCTCCTGGATCTCATTTAACTCCGTCCGCATAAAATCCTCAAATTGTTCATTCAGATTCATAAAATTACCTCCTTTTTAGAGAAAAATATTTTTTACTATTATATGACGTGAAAAATTCGCGTTACTCCTCTTGTTCTAGTGCTTCTAAACATGCTAGCATGCGATCCTTGGTCTGCTTCTTAGCATTTTCAGTACTAAATTCCTGCTTGCCATTCAGCACCATACTGACATATTGCGGCGTATATCCACATTTTTCAGCAAATGCCGCATGACTTACACGAATCCGGTGAAGTCGACTGATGACATCGCAGGTCCAATCTTCATTTAGGTCGGCCATTTTCTACCTCCTTTTCTAAAAAATGTAAATACTAATTGAATTTATTAAAGCGAAAAAACAAAGAGGCAACTATTTTGTTACCTCTTCGGCTTTCAACTTTACTTTTTAATATCATCTATAACGCCTATAATTATACCAACACAGATCAACGGTACGGTTAAAAACATGACAAGCGAGACCATTAATATCATTCCAATGCAATATTTCAAACGGCTTTGATAATAGAATTCATCCATTATTGCCCGCCAATCTTGTTGCTTTAATACTATTGCCAATCCAATCATCGTGTTTACCGTACAATAAATTGTTAAAATTATAAAAACGTTCATGTTTTGTACCTCCTATAAAGTCTACTATTATAGGAGTGGAAATATTTGCGAAAAAAAGAGACCAGGGATTTCCCAATGGTCTCAGCCTAAACATTATTTAATACAACCATTAGCCAACTTAGCTAAAGATTCGCATGCTGCATTACCGCGCTCGATAATGTCTATAAGCTCATCCGCACTAAGCTGATTTATGGTCGCTTCAAATAAACGTTTGTTCTGTTTCATTAATTCTTCCCTAGACTCTTTTTCTACCTTTTTAGTTTCTCTTTCGCTCCAAAATCTAAACATATCTTTTTCCTCCTATTCCTATAAATTTTGGATTTCTTGTTATCATAGGAATGGTTTTTTTTGCGAATTTGAAAAAAAACATAGGAGGAAATCCATTTATTTATTTATGCCTTCATTTCCTTTAACCATGCATCATCATAATCACACGTAACTAGGGCTTCGAAGTGCACTCTCGCCAGATCATCCGGATATGAACTGTATTGATACCAAGGCATTTCGTTACCCATTGCTGCTAAATCAACATTAAATTTGATTCTAAAGTCATCAAAGGGATTCGTCTGCCTAATATCAATACAAATCAACCGGAGAATTCCGATTTTGTACAGAAACTTAGCCCAGTTCCATTTTATAATATCTGTTATTTTTTCAGGTTTAAAATTATCAAAAAAGTTCATAAAATTACCTCCTTATTAACGTACCTCCTATGTTATTATAAGGAGTGAAAAACTTGCGAAAAAAAACAAAGAGGCAATTGTGTTTACGCACTCCATGCCTCTCCGCTCTTCGTTTATTCAAGTTTACTTATTGTGTTTATTTCGCTACATCATTAACTACTTCTTCCGGCAACAGTTCGATGTATCTCACGTCGCTCCAATGACACATGAAGACTATCTGTTCACTCTTATCCTTTGCAAAGAATGAATCACATTTATCTTCCTTTACTGTCCAATGAACCGCGTTGTTCAACCTTTTCACCGTGCTGTCTTTAAAAGTTAATACTAACATAATTCTACCTCCTATAAAATTAAGTATTCTTGTTATTATAGGGGCAGAAATTTTTGCGATTTTGCGAAAAAAATATATGAGTGGTTTTAAGTCACACTCAGGACGGAAATATAAACACAGAGAGTCTACCAGATCTTGCACGAACGATCTGTTCTTCCAATTCCACGTAATTAAAACGGATGAAAGGAGGAAAAATCACGTTTGCAGGGCTGTGGAGTGGAGGTAATTGCGGCAAATAATAGCTTGGTACTATCCGTGGAAAGGCATGAACCATGACCTAGTCAAAGATAGACTCTCTGTCTTGCAAGCTTAAAAAGAGGGACAGATGATTGTTGTTTGTTGTAACAAAGGTATATAGTGACTAGTGGTTCTGTCCCTCATCGTCAATCACACGAATCTTGATCAGCATGACTTCATTCTTTTCGATCTCTTCTAGAGAATCTGGCTCTAATGCGAGCGTGCATAAATCCTTCTCAGGATCTGTGTGATTAATTACGAATGTTCCCAAGCATGGTAGCTCAGGGCTGCTCTTTTTTGATCTAAAACGCAGAGCATATATTACAATCAATATGGTTACGGTTAAACAAATAAATGCGTATGCAGCTGCTGAAATATCCATAATGTTCTCTCCTATTAATCTGCTAGTTATCAGTAATAGCCATATTTACGATATATCTGTTCGCGGTCAGTTACTTGATACTGATTATTTTCTGTTTTGGATTCACGAACCGCTTTGGATGGATTAAGAAGGATCACTGGCATTTCTGAGAAAGAATTCGACTGATCGTAAATATCAATGACGGCGTCATAACCTTTAGCACTAAGCTTTTCGAAATACTTATCTCGTATGCTAACTTTCATTTCGTTTGCATCCCAATACTTGTCATCCAAGAGTTGTTTATAAACCGCGGCTGCGGGGTCATTTTGGCGCATACGATCATACTCTTCTTTTGTTATTTCTTTGTCTCCATTTTTAGTTTCGTGATAATATTTCGTACCAGCGCCCGATTTATTCTCAGCTAACCAGCGAGCCTGCCGTGCAGCATTGAACGGCAAGTAATCGGTCATTACGGAGTAGCTCCTGTCGATTTTCTTATCCAAATCAATCTTAGATATCGGTGTATCACCATAGGTTTCTAATAGCGTATTTACGCTTTCCAAAACGCCGGCCACCTTCATGTCCTTTATTGCGTCATATGTTTTTACATAGGATTGACCATATTCGCTTTCTGCTTTTTTCCAGCCATTCTGATATATTTCCTTATCCATGTCCGTATAAGACACATATTTAAATCGATCATCTAGCGGCTCATCCTTGTTATAAGTAACCCGCTGTAACTCTTGTCCCCTTTTAAGAACAAAGTCATTATCCAATACAACATATGGCTGAGGATCATTTCCTTTACGGTGGCGTTTACCAAGTGCGGTTCTAGTGCCATCCTTCTTCTGATAGCGCCTAACGCCCCATTTTTGGCCCTTAATGCCATGATGAAATAATTCCATATCCCTCTCCTATTTAGCATCTGGGTTTTTAATCGGTACTGAATCGCCAAGTTCAAACGCATCCGGATTTGTGATTATGATCGGAGCATCGTAACAGTATAGCAAATCTTCCGGATCGAAAATCGCATCGTAACCTCTTTTTCTAAATGACTCAGCAAACTCTTCACGATTGCGATAAATCATAGCATGTGACAGCATCGCCAAACGTTGGCAGTCGTGCCATAAAGAATTTTTATTTTTTGTGCTTTCTTTAGGATCTGGATTATTGAATATAAATGCTCGACGTTCCTCAATACTTTTATCAAGCATATCAAAATAGCCAGCTTTTTGTAAATGTTTATATGCTCTTTTACAGTCTTTCGTGGTTACAGTTCCAAGCGAATTTGACTCGAATGTCATACGTAGCTGCAATCCGGATTCCAATACAGCAGTCATCGTGTCTTTTTTATTAGTAAGTACAATATCTCGCTTAGCTTTCATCTCTACACGATACGATTCTGTGTTATCATCATGGCCTAACTCGTTTTCAAAAAATGTATCAAAATATGCACTATCATCCCATTTGGTATAAGATGCATATTGACCCTTGCGGATCGCTGCAATTGGTCTATGCGAATATGTTCTGAAATCTGTTCCTTTAGAAATTCGATTGCCAGTCCTTCTTCTTTCAAGACCTAATCGTGTCCAATTACCATGCTGATCTTGAAACCTTCGTTCGCCCCATTTCTGACCTTTAATTCCATAATGCGATAGGGTTGGTTCCTTTGGTACCACTAACACACCTTTAAACTTAGTACCTTTTTTAATTTTTCCATTAGAAATAATCTTTGGATCAATGTATAGTTTTGCGCCTAATAAATCCCCAGGCTGTTTAAACGTAATGGCATGGTACAAGTACATAATAAACCCTCGCTATTCAAAATATAACCAACCACGGCTGGATTCGAACCAGCACCGGCAGGAATCAAAATCCTGTGCTCTACCCTTTAAGCTACGTGGCTAACCTGCTTATTCGATAGTGATGCGCCTATTCTCAAACTTCTTGTAGGCGTCTAAGTAGAATTCCTTCGCATCCCCATTATACGTGACCTCATAATACATTCCATCCGGCAGATTGCTGGAAATCAGAAACTTCCAGTTCTGAAGGGCTTTACATTGCCACACGATGAATGCGTCGATCTCGGGCATTTTATCTGTTTTGTCGAGATGCTCTAAAATATAATCCAGTACCAGCTCAGTGGCTTTTAATCGCATATTCATAGGGCACCTCCTACACAAGATACTTGCTGTCTACGTACCCAATAACCGGATACTCAACGCCACGAGCCAGATCCTTCACGCCTTTGGTTTTCTTTACTTTTACAAAATATAAACCGTTGTGGAAGATTGGTTCGTCGTCAATCACGGTAACCTTCTGTCCGTCTTCGAGATATCCAAGTGATTTCTCTTTCTTGGGTCCTTTCCAGATATTGAGCTTCTTGCTTACATTTACCGTAAACTGTTTTCTCTTGAAGATCGTGTAAGCTTTACCATCTGATTTCTTGGCAGCCTTGTCGATCTCTTCTGGAGAATATAACTTCTGTACAGTAGCATATGTCCGGTAATAGCTTGCTGGGTCAAGAACAGCGATCTTACCATCCTTAACGCCTGTCAGAAGAATATAATGGCCGCTTGAAGTGAAGGTGCCCTTGCCCTGAATGGACATTACCGGATAGCCCTTCTCAAGTGCGTCTATTACCTTCTTAATGCTGGTGGTGTATTCGGTTTCGATACCGCGCTTCTTAGCTTCATATGCTCCGATGTCATGGTATGATCCACCAGACATACTAAGACGATCATCCAGCGCATCAGGCTCGATGAACTTGCCGGTAATAAAAGACAGCGCCATGGAAACACAGCACTGTCCGCAACCGACCTGACGGATCATCTTACCGTTTTTGAGCTTGCGGTTAGGAATATCAGTCTTAGTAAATTTCTTAGATGCCGGAAGCCAGAGGCCACCAGTATTAGTCTGCTTAATGTACTGACAAGGAATGATTCTATTCATCATCTTCTACCTCCTCGCAGTCCCCGCATTCAATGTCGTCGCCATCAAGATCATCGCGAGCTATCTTAATTTCATACTCGCTATCGCCATAGCAATCAGTCATAGCGTCACTCATAATTGTTCTCTCCTTTCTTCAAATATAACCGGGATCAGGAAATACTAGACAGTGTAACTACACCGGTTGACGGTACGCAGGTTACCTTATGATCTACAGCAAAGCCAACGATGGAGTCATTGCCCACTGTTACCTTGGTGATCACTTCAAACGCGCCGTCTACATCAAGTACCTGGCCTAGGAAGAACTCCGGGAATGCCCACTCCTTTAAAATGGTCAGTGTCGTTACATTATCTTTAAAAATCAGATCATGTTTGGATGTTTCAAATCTTGCTTTCATAAATCATTTACCTTCCTTATGTTAAAAATAATGCCATCTTCCGTTGCAGCAATCGTGAAGGTGCTCTCGCCTACAACACGCTCACCGACCATTGCATTACCAGTAGATGGTGTATACACTACTTCATATATAGAACCCGTTGAAATAATTGCGTCTTCTTTGATCGATACGGTTATAACCTGGTCGAACCTATTTCCGACACGTATCAGTTGCCCAAAGAAAAATTCGGCTTCCAAATTGGGTTTTAGAGTCTTAGAAGAACCGTCAATGAATGATAGATTGAACTGGCCGGTTTCATATCTCGCTTTCATCTGTTAGCCTTCCTTATTATAATTAATTGTTGAAATTCCTAAGATTACTCCAAGGAATGTGTCGATAGCCGTAATTGTGGTTGCAACCTGCTCCGGTGCGTACCAACCCCAAATCGGCGCAAGTGTAGAATATAACCACGCGCAAGCGGGAAGCAAAATCAGCGCAACCCACTTAAGCACGTCGTATGCTTTATCGGGAAGTCTCATAAATATCACCTCCCAAAGATAGCTCTATCTTTAACGTATTTCTCAATAGAGTCCGAGCATTCCTTCAAGCTCTCAACATCGTTACCATTGATCTGGTGCTTAATCGATGCGAGCATGGCTGTGAGAAGCAGGTAATTCTGTTTCTTTAGCTCCTCTATCTCTTCGAAATCGTTTTCTGCCTTATTCTCAAGCTTCTTGATGCGAGTCTCATGGTCCTGGAGTTTGAGATTCTGTTCCTGCTCAGGCTTCCTGATCCACCCGAGAGCCTTGGCAATATACGCAAGTGCTCCTCCAAGTACGGAAATGCCTCCGCAAATCGCGAGAATAAGACCTATAACTTCATTAATAGCAATCAAAACCAAATATCACCTTTCGGAAACTTTTCACTAAAATCTCACCCGGGGAATTTTTAGGATTGGTATTTTTTATCCGCCCAGATTTCGTCCTTTGTGCGGTTTTCGTACCAAATATCATCCTCATAGACATCTTTGGATTCCTGTTGAGCTCGTTTGATAGATTCTTCCCTGGTCTCTTCAATCACGCCACGTCCATCGCAAGTCGAACATTTATGAAAACCTGAGACTCCGATGCCCGTCGTCTGAATATAACCGTATCCTAAGCAGTCCGTGCAAGTCTTCATTCGATCAGCTCCTTCAGTTCTTTGATAGCTTTACGGAGTTCATCGAATTCTTTTCTAGAAACAAGTTGCTCGGAAGCCGCTGTCTGTGGAATCTGCTCTTCAAAGTTGAACCGTCTCATCGGCTGTGGCACGCCATTAACGTCCGTAGTTTTCAGCCAGAAAGCTTTACTTTCAAAATCAATAAGTAAAACGGTATTACCAGCGCCAACAGGATAACTAGCTGCACCGGCTTCTCCGCTTACGGGTACAGTAATGAAACTACCTGTATTGTTCTGTGCTGGCTGGTATGACTGCTGCATCATCGGCTGATTACTATATGGATTGTAGCCAGTAAAATTCATCATGAATATCACCTCTCAAAGTAACTCGTGGGAACCTCATAGCCGGTGTCGGAGATGTCGTAATAATTGCCGTCAACAACCGCCATAACGTGCGTGCCTGTGGCAAGCAAATATAACCCATACGGATGGTCTACACAGAACTCACTTACCGTATAACAGTCTGGACACGCATCAGGGAGTAAGCGCTGTTTAAATCCCAGTCGCTTCAAATATGATGTCCAGACGTGGTTAATTCTCTTACAAGTCTGCTATATTCTGACCGTGACGGGCGGTATGTCGTTAAAGTGTTATTTAAACTCCAAACCGCTTCGAAGTATTTCTAAGTTGTTTCTAAGTCTGTTTAACTAACAGACCTTTTAATTACCTTTTAGAACCTTTAAGTGACTAAGTACGAATTCCCCAAATGGTAATCTTAGTTCCAGCTGGCACTACTACATCCGTTGTGATCGTGTCAATCTTCTTATAGGTTTCTACTGATGCGGAATACATATTTAAGTAGCCTGTGCTCAGCATATAAGGATAGATACCTGCTGAATTTTTAGCGACAGCACTTACATTTTCCGACCACCACCAACCATGTTTTGGCATAATATTCATCATCCACGCAGGATAACTTGCACTGGTCGCATCAAATGCTCCGTGATAACCAGTTACTAACTGTTTACTAGAACACTTAATCTGATATGTGGTCGCAGGAATGCTTACCTTTGGATATAACACGCATATAGAGCATTCCTTGATTGA